GTCAAAGAATGCGCCAAAGAAAATGGTGGTGACGCTGTCGGGAATGATGATGCTCGTCAGGCCGCTTGATCGGAATACGCTATCACCGATGCTGGTGAAATCAACATTATTTGGAAGTGTGATGCTCTTCAGGCTGCTGCAGTAATAGAATGCGTTAGACCCGATGCTGGTGACGCTGTCGGGAATGGTGACGCTCGGCAGGTCAGTGCAGCCACTGAATGCGGCATTCCCGATGCTGGTCACGCTGTCGGGAATGGTGACGCTCGACAGGTCGCTGCAGCCTCCCAAAGTTCCATCCTGGATGCTGGTGAAATCAACATTATTTGGAAGTGTGATGCTCGTCAGGCTGCTGCAGTAAGAGAATGCGTTAGACCCGATGCTGGTGACGCTGTCGGGAATGGTGACGCTAGTCAGATTAGTTCCGACGAATGCGTAACTCCCGATGCTGGTGACGCTGTCGGGGATGGTGACGCTCGTAAATGGAGCAAACGGAAATGCGAAACTCCCAATGGTGGTTACGTTACTTCCAATGTAAATACTGCTTGGTTGGCCTGTATAACTATACCCATCTGAAGAAGTAATCGTCGTAAGATTTCTAGTTTGCTCTACGCCATTCTGTACATCTATCGTGTATGGGTATGCGTTATTTTTGGAGGCATCACTCAGAGGAAAGTTGGCTAATTTAATTTTTTTAGTTTTACTTTCACTAGAGTCTACAACTGGTGAAAAATCAGTTGCTGATTCAGCTGAGGTTAGTTCTGTGAGTTCTGATATCTTTTTGTTTGCCATTGTGGTTCTGAATTGACTTTATATTATGTTAACGGTAACGTTTGTGTTCCCGCCAATTGTTTGACCAGATCCAGCTGTCCAACCCAGTCCAGATGGCGCGTTTATAGTAAGAGGAGAAGGTGTGTTATTGAAAACATTAGCTAGAACATTTATAATAGAAAAATCTACGTTGCAGTTAATTGTCTGTAAGTTAACGCAGTTTTTGAATGCGCTATCCCCGATGCTGGTGACGCTGTTGGGAATGGTTAAGTTATTCAGGACAGTGCAGCTTCGAAATGCGTTTAGACCGATGCTGGTGACGCTGTTGGGAATGGTTACATCACTCAAGAGATCACAACGAATAAATGCGGATGTCCCGATGCTGGGAACATTGCTCCCAATATAGATACTAGTCAAAGTGTCGTCGTCGCCGTAACCAGTAATATAAACCAACGGAGCAGTGATATTCCGAGTTTGCTCCACAGCACCGTGAAAGTCTGTAGTGAATGGATACGTAGATCTTGCAGCCGAATCGCTTAGTGGCAAATTACTAAATCTAATCTTTTTAGTCTCATCTGCGCTAGAGTCTACAACTGGCAAGAAGTCAGTTACTGCGTCAGCTGAAGTTAATTCTGTTAGTTGTGATATTTTTTTGTCTGCCATAGTGTAATAAATATTTAAATTAATTTTTATAAAAATTAAAAATAAAATAGAGCCTTATTAAATATTTTAATAAATATAACCATATATTTATTACACCATAATTTATAGGTTAGTCTATAATACTAGCAAAATCATTTTCTAAGTTAGTCTTTGGCTTATCTTCAACGTGCTTATTACCTACTTCTTTTTCATATTTTTCAAAATATGATTTTTTGACTGGATCATATCCAAGCCTCTCTTCTCTTTCTATGCTAAGCTCTTTAGAGTAGTCCAACATATCTCCATATGTGCCTTTCATTTTTCCAGTCTTATCAGTAAAGGCTACTTTGTCGAAGGCGTCGATTTTACTATGAGTACTGAAGTTTATTGGAGTATAGGATCTATCCCATTTTAAGCCATCCTCATCATGAAAAACATGTTCATCGTTCACCGATTGAATTAACTCAATATACTCTTCTCTTTCTGGATGTTTGTAAATGTATTCTGGCATAAATCATTATGTTATAATTTCAACCTTATTCCAATTATTTAAGATATAATATCCTTAACGCTTTCTCCAGATTCCCACATTCTGCAGGACCAGTAGCGGGCTTTGTATTTGGGACCTGGATTTGTGTCGCACTTGTGCCTAGCTCTAAATGACTTTCTGCGAGCTGGATCATCTCTCTTTATTTCCATATTAGGATCTCCGAAATTCACCTTTACTACATTTCCCTTTTCGTTTTTAACATACACCGAAAACTTCTTTGGACCCTTTGGTGTTCTAAATGGTTTATTCAATTTGACACCCTTTTTCAATTCAGCCGCAAAGGTAAAGGAATCAACTTCTTTTCCATCTATATCCAAATCATCGTCACAATCACTAGACATTATACTCTTTGGTTTGTTATAAGAAGAATCATGGGAATCATTTTCGTTAAACCATTTTTGGAAAACGTCTTCGTTTGGTCCTGGAAAATACATAGGAGTTCCGTCAGCCATTTTGTCTGTGTGAATTTCTCCCTTAAAACCAATTTGAATTGATTTTTTTCTTGCGCCTTCTGGAGTAGAAAAAATATAATCTTCCATTCCAGCTTTACACTTTGCCGCACCATTATGATCAGAGTCTTTCATTAATTTTCCATCAGGCATATAGTGATAACCTTCAGGAGCTTCTTTAGAGGCTTTTTTAGGTCTACCATCTTTTCCAGAGGGACCAGACATTGGGTGGCTCTTTGGCAATAAGTCAGTGTCGTGTTTTCCACTTTTGTATTTTAAATTTCTTAATGCATGCAAGAAGGAATTGACTCGCGCCATAGCCCATTGCTGCGAGCTTTTTACGCTTGGTCTAACACTCTGAGGGTTTGTTCGATAGGCTCCCACTCCTCTTTTATATACCGCTTCTAGTTTAGAGAGGGTAACTCTCTTTCTTTTGTCGTCTCCGACTTTTTCGTTATGTTCTTTTACCTTCTTTTTCAAGGATTCTGCAAGAGACGCTTCACTCATCTCTATAAAACATAGCTCATCTTCTGAGAAAGATACTTCCAATACTTGTTTTCCGTTTTTTAAAAAATTACGAGTGTCCATAATAGGTATTTTACACAATAATATTGCAAAAAAGAAAGGCCTTCCCGAAGGAAGGCCATCGATTACACTACAGCAAGACTCTTGATTGAGTTTCGATGGACTTTAATTTCTCCACGCTTTCCAGAGAAGCGATCAAAGGTTACGAACGTTTCTCCAATAGATTTAACTTTACCCATGAAGCATTCGGAAACTTTAGAATTTTGTAGACTTACTCTCATAAATTTACCGTGAGACTTTGTTACTTTTGATTTAATAGTACTTGTATTCATTATATTTTTATTAGTTCTAGTATTTCGTCACAGAATTTTGCATCTGTGAATTGAGATGGCAGCTTTTTGCCGCCTTCATTAATTTTCCCATCAAGGACATTTTTAACGGCAGAATCTAATGAAGTAGACATATTTTCTATATCTAAATCATAAATATTTCCGCAATTAAATGGAGACCCCTGTTGAAAGAAAAGATTATCGATTGCTGAAATTTTACCATTAGGAGCCACTTTAATAGAATTACTATCAGTTGCCCACTCTTTAATTCCAGAATTAAAATTAACTACACATTGCTTGCCGAGTCCAGCCATATGGAAAGAAGGTAGAGACCAAGATTCTCCACCGCTTCCATCAACAACAATGTCTGCAATATTATATGCTTGATTCAACTCCGTTAACTTTCTAAAGTAGGGCATAAAGATCATGTTATGGGGAACATCTCCATCACAAGCCTCGACTACTTTCATTTTGTTTATCTCCATAGATTTATTCGGATCTTGATGGAAAAAGGGATTGAATATATGAAGATGTATCTTAAATCTCTTATCATTCCCAAATTTATTTTTTAACAAATTAATGATACTAGCAGTATGCTTTCTTTTTTCAAATTTACCAGCCAAAGCAATTACAATTTCATTATTTTCATACTTTTTAACTTCAGTCTCTTTAAAAGCAAGGGAGTTGTAACCTAAGTTAATTGTTTTGTGGTTATCAACTCCATATTCTTTGCAGACCTCTTCGGTGAAAGAGCAAGGTGATGCAACTTTGTCATAGGAGTTTAAAATATTTTTTTCAGTCGCAGTAAGTTGATCTAGCTCATGGAAAAAATAAAGGAAGGGGTTTTTACTGATTGAATCTTGAGAGCCATTGATGTGCCAAATTCTCAAGGACGGTTCAGTTCTCTTGAAGTCTTTCAATGATTTTTGAGTACACAATTGCAACCAAGCCATGAACTGTTCAGGAATGATATCTTCATAAGAAGATAGATCTATTCCAGCTATTGGAAAAATATTAGGCTCCAGCTTTCTAGAGAATAGCTCATATAGAAGATTGGTAGATACTTGACCTAAGCTAGTGCCATTAATGGGGACCTGTAAACTAAAATTACTCATTATTTAAAATCTGTTTATATCTATCTAAAATTCTATTGTACTTTTGACGAATCCATTCGCCAGAATATTTGTCATTCATGTCTTTAGCTATCTCTGAAAATGTCATTCCTGACAACCTTTTTTCTAAAATTTCTCTATTTTCTTCATTTTGAATATCATTTTCAACATAACTCAATAACTCCCTTTTGCCGTAATTGGGCATGTGTACTAAGTGGTTGTCCTCTATTTCTACGAAATATTTCTTTGAGCTGCAAAGGCTCTGACAAGTCCAAAATGCTTTATTGCCTATCCAGGTTGAGAATTTGCTCCTACTAACATCAAACTCTTTTGCAGCATCATAAAAAAAACTTAAAGGATTTTCCTTTAAATCTTCAATCTCCATTATTCCAGAGTAAGCATTGGCCTTTTTATAAAAGATTCCACTGTGCCTCTCTTGTAATTTTTTCAAACAGTTGTTTACGTCAATACCCTTTTTTATATTTTCAGTAAGCTCTAAATCAGATAGATCATCAATCATTCTTCGTAAGGTACATTAAAACTTACAAATGTCAATAAAAAGTTGACTTTTTTTAAAAGTATTTTATATCATTCACAAATGGAAGATAAAAAACAACCTAAACGTGCTTGGAAAGGCACTTGGATACCAAAAAGCATTTGGGAAAATGAGAACTTAACTTGGATGGAAAAATGCATATGGGCAGAAATATTTAACTTAGACGATGACGACAAGGGAGGATGCTGGGCATCAAACGCATTTTTAGCCAAAAAATTCAACACAAGCCCTCAAACAATAACCAATACAATTTGCAAGCTCAAGAAACTCAATTTAATCAAACAAGTGTGCTTTGATGGCAGAACCAGAGTATTAAAATCTACCTATTTAGACTAAACCTATAGGTTTACCCTGACCAAACCCTATGGTTTACCATAGAATACAGAGTAGAATAAAGATTTATTTCTAAAGAAATAAATAAGAAAACAAGTTTTCTAAAAAAGAATTGTTTTTAAAACATAATATGACTATAAAAGTTTATGGAAGATTTTACAGATAAGGTAACGATTGGGATTCTTGACTTTTTTCAAGAGAGCGAGTCAAGGGAGCTACTAATGTCCCTAGCTGAAAATCTTTTAATAGATGTTAATATTTTATTTATCGACAACGGAACTCCAAAAAGTTATAGTAAACAATTCTTGAACGATGGGCTAATTGATGAGTTAATTATAAACGATAGTAATCTTGGCTGTGGCCCAGCTACCGTTCAAATGTATGATTATTGCAAAACTCCATATTTGATATACGTCCAAAGCGATCAAAGGCTAAATCAAAAGATTGACGCAGATTCAATGAATGGGATGATTAGAGCTTTGGACGAATACCACTGCATTGACTTGGCTGGAAATCAAGGGAATGGAAAATTCTCAGAAAGAGCTAATATGATGAAAACGGAATTCTATAAAAGAATTCCAAAACCTACTTTAGGTGGACCAGGAATCACGAATGATCAAAAGTATGTAGAAGAATGGGTTCAAGATTTTTTTGCAGATAATAATTGCATTATAGCTCATGTTAGGCCAACAGTATTTTCTGACGAAGGTTATTACTCAGTAAGAGAATTGTCACAAGAAGACCCTTGCATTTTAAAACATTCTTGCTGGACCAAGGAGATGTGGATTCTTACTGACCCCCCGAAGAATAGGCATGAGGTTTATCCACCTCTTAACGAAGAGGAGTGGGATAGATTGATAAAAGGAGATTTTCCTAGGTGGAAAAACAACGAAAGGGGCTATGTACCAGAGGCTTGGAGAGACAACATTATTACCAATGAAATCGTGGAATCAAAAATTAGAGAAGACATAAAAAATGACACCGATTAAAAATAAAATTTGGCTATGCGGACTTACTTATGGCCCAGCTATTGAAGCCGTAAAAAATAACATTATCCCTATTGCTAAGTATTTCGATGGATTGAATATTGTTCTCCATAAGAGTGGACCATTCCTAACTGAAGAGGAAAGCCAGTTATTTAGCATGCTAAATGAAAATAGGGGACAAGGTAAAATTCATATTTTTGATTGGATTAGAAGATATGATTTTTCTAGGAATAGATATTTGTTTGACCCATTGATGAATTCTGGAGACTTCTTTGTAGTTTTAGACTCATTGGAAAATATGACAGAAAATTTCTGCACAATAGATCTTCCGAAGATTAGAAAATCAATGTTAGACAATGACCTTGAGGGAGTCTTTCTTCATGGCAAGGGTTTTATTTTTAGAAAAAACGAATGGATGAAATATGAAAACGGAACTCATGAATGCATCAGACCTATGAATAGAGCTGCTGAGCTTACGCAGATTGCGGGCTATGAAGACAGTTCAAAATACTTCACAAACACCAGACCAAACGAGAGAGATAAGCTTCATTTTGTAGAACATTTTTTTAGATATTATCTAATCGATAACACTATGCAGTGCTATTTAGGCACTGAGAAAGATGAAGGACTTACTAGAATTAGGTTAGAGAATAGACATGATTTTAGAAATCACCTGTTAAGCAAAGGGGTTGAATTCAATTACGACTCAGTCCTTGAGTTCTTTGAGCAGGACATGCATCAAGATACTAAAGATCTTATCAATAAAGAGAAAATTCTTAATGACTTCTATAGAAATAAAATACTAGGTGAAGTAGATATTTTAGACAATCACGATTACGAAAACATAAAGCCTATATGATATCTCTAGCAACTAGCGCATTTAACATAGAGTCTAATGACTTTGACATTCATTCTGCAATTAAAAACTGGGAATTGTACGTAGATGAAATTGTCATAAGTACTATACCCTCTAGAGACAACTCTCTACAAATCCTAAAGGAACTCGAAAGTTCTAAACCTATAAAGATAATTGAGGAAGATTTTTCACTGGAAGATCCTGAGTTTGATGGTAAGCTTAAAAATAGCTCGCATCAAAACTCTTCTAACGAAATTGTCGTTCAGTGTGATTTAGACGAGAGAATGGGCGGAAAGCCAGAAGCCTGGGAAAGCTTTGCAGAAACTCTTTTGTCAAATGAGAGTGTAAAATCCTTATTCATTCCAGTTATTGATCTTTATGGATCTTATTATGAATATTCCTCTATCAATAAAAAATGGTATATATGTAAGAAAGAGGGTACTAAGAGGGGAGTAGTCTCTTTTGCTAGAAAGCAAGATGGTAAAATTGATATAGAGAAATCAGATACCTGCGAACTTCTCGATGAAGATGATAATTTAGTTCCATATATTGACATATGCCATCATTATCAAATAGATCCTCTCAGATATTGCCAGCTGCATAATCCTTTCATTTGGCACTTAGGTTATATAGATATAGATAGAAGGTCGAAAATTAATTCTTGGTGGAAACCCCATTGGGAAAACCGTAAAGGAGAAAGTATTCAAGAGGTTGAAATATCTAAAAAAGATTTAGAATCAAGAGAAACTTTTAAACATAACATTGAAATAGATTTTTTATAATTATCATGAATAGCTTACCCATATCATTAACATTGTATACAACAACCAAAGGTCATTTTGGCTACAAAGATTGTGCTAAAGATACAGTTGATCATCTTTCTAAGATTGACGAAGGTTGTTTTTCTAACAAATCTGCCCACATAAAGGTATGTGATAGCCAAGAAGGTGAAGACAAGTGCGAGGATTTAAAATCTTTTTTCGAATCAAAGCAAATTGACGTATCTACAACAAAAGGCAACTGGAATAGAAAAAACAATAATCATGCAGTTGAGTATTTCAAAGATATGGAGACCCTAATGAACCAAGACTCTGTCCACGATAATGAGTTTATTCTTTTCCATGAAGATGATTGGATTATAAATACCCAAAAGCCCCTTATGTACCTCCTTCAGGAAGGCATAAGATTGATGAAGGGCAACAAGGATATCCTTTGTGTTAGAATCAATGCTGATACAAACACAGACCTATCCAAAGCATCTAAAATAACAAAAGATATATATATTCAAAATGAAGATTATACTCAATATGGTCCAACAATAACATTTCAGCCAACTCTAATGAGGACTAGAGACTGGTATGCGGCAGTTAGACAGATCAACAGAAATGATTTGAGATTCAAATCCCATTGCGAATTACTTAGCGGCATGTTCATGAAGGGGCTTTTTGCAACAGTGAATACCCCATTTGCTTTCTTTGATCCTAATACGATTAATGCTACCCACATTGGCTCAGAAGAGTTTGCAAAGGAGAATACTAAATGATTTACTTTGATGAAAAAAGTCCTAATAAGTATTCTAGCCTTAAGAAATTAATTACGCCTAATGACATATCTGGATTAACTAGAGTTCGATATGGGCAAAAAGATGGCAGCTATGTTATGGCTAAGGAGATTTTTGAAGGATCAAGAGTTTTATCTTATGGCATAAATAGCGATCCAAATGGATGCTCTTTTGAAGAGGATGTTTTTGAAATCTGTGAAGAAATTCATATGTATGACGGCTCCATAGACGGCTACCCAGCTAGAAAAAATCTTCCTGATAACGCATCCTTCTATAAGGAGTTTGTTACTAAAGATAATTTTAAATCCCACTTCGATAAGATATTCAAATCCAACGAAAGTAAGTATACTATTAAGATGGATATAGATGGATGTGAATATGACATTTTCATGGAAGATAATTTAGATATAATTTCAAAACACATATCTCAAATATCCTTTGAGTGTCATGGCCTCATTGAAGAGCATCCGCCAGAATGGAATGTGTTGCAGAAAATTTTAGACATAAAAAAGGATATGCCTAAAAAAGAAAAGTTCTTAAACTGGCTCAATAAGCACTTTGTACTATTCCATGCTCATGGGAATAACCATTGTCCAAGATACATGGACTTTCCAGAAACATTAGAAATGCTGTATGTCAATAAAAAGGAAATTCAAGACTGTGGGTTTATCCCATGCAATTATTCCATGCCAATAGAAGGATTAGACTCCCCTAACTACGATGGCAGATCAGATTATATTTTAGATTGGTGGCTATGAAAATAGGTTTTATGCTTTGTGCTTTCAATCAAGAAGAGTTTCTTGATGGCTGCTTACAGGACCTTGTTCCTTTTTGTAAGGAGTATGGTCATATTATTAGTGCTGTTTCAGTACCTTTTCTCGAATATAAAGATAAAGGTATAAAGTACGATGGCACTACTAGTATTTTAAAAGGTAAGTTAAAAAATGGTGATATTGATTATTTGATTAGTGATCCCAAATACATAACAGATGCTGAAGCGAGAAACTTCGCCCTGAAGCCTCTTCTCGAAAATGACTGCGACTTAATATTCTTGATTGATTCTGATGAAAAATTCAGCAAATTGGATTTAGAAAACATTATTAATTATGTAGAGAATTCTGAATTTATTGATTGGTGGGCTATAAGCTACAAAAATTTCGTTGGTAATGGTTACTTGATAGAGCCTTTTACTCCACCAAGAATATTCAAAGTAAACGCAAGGGGTTTAAAAGCCTCTCATTTTTATTTTGATAACGACTTACTTTACATCTCTAAAGATGGAAGTGAGTTGAATTACAAATCCCTGTCCAATAAAGTTATTCCACAGTCCATCGCATGGGTTCCACATTTTACTTGGACTAATACAGAAAGAAATAAGCTCAAAATAGAATATCAAAACATTCATAATCATGGCTGCTCATACAAATGGGAAGATGGAGAGGTTAAGTTGAATGATGATTTTTATCATCGAAACAATCTTATCAAACCGAATATAGTCTATGAAGATTAGATATTTAAAGTTTAAGTTAAAATTATCTTTGACAACTCCAATATTTTCATCATACATAAGGGCTGCAACAATTGCAGCAGTTGGATAAAATATCCAAAATAAAAAACACCACCAAATAAAAATGAAAGAAAAAAAAGAAATGCAAGTAGAGGTCGATGGGAAATTTGAGACCAGAGAAGTGGACTTTATTGTCCATAGAGATGGTTCCCCTTTTAGATATCCAAAGATTAATGACTTCGAACATATTTACGAAAATGAAAAAAGAATATTTGTTTTTACTAGTACGGTAAAGTAAATTCCGTTACACAATTTAGAGCTATAATTTTATTTCTTTTAAACTTCTTGCAAAAGTTTTTTGAAAGATGTAATTACCTATTGCCCTAACATACAAAATAAAAAAACAAATGATATTCGAAGAACAAATCGCAAGAAAACCAGATCACTATCCTTGGACAGAGGAATTTATGAGAGCAATGTGGGAAGGACATTGGACAGATAAAGAATTTAGCTTTACGTCCGATGTTCAAGACTACAAGATCAACATGACTGACCAAGAAAGGGAGATTATTATTAGAGCCTTATCAGCCATAGGGCAGATAGAGATAGCCGTTAAGACGTTCTGGGCTAAGATTGGAGACAATCTTCCTCATCCATCTATTAGAGATATGGGTTACGTCATGGGCAATATCGAAGTAATTCACAACAACGCATATGAGCGCCTGATTGAAGTGCTTGGTTTGGATGACGTATTCGAGCAAAATCTTAAACTAGATTGGATCGATGGTCGAGTTAAGTACCTAAAGAAGTATACTCATAGATATTATAAGGACTCTAAAAAACAGTTCGTTTATGCTTTGATACTATTTACTCTTTTTGTAGAAAATGTGAGCCTATTCTCTCAATTTTATATCATAAACTGGTTTGGCAAAAAGAACTTACTCAAGGATACTAATCAGCAAACAGCATATACTGCTAGAGAAGAAGATATCCACGCAAAGATAGGCATTAAGTTAGTCAATGTTATTCGTAAAGAGCATCCAGAACTTTTTGATAAAGATCTAGAAGACAAAATCCTACATGAAGCAGAAGAGGCTTTTAAGGCAGAGTCTCAAATTATTGAATGGATGATCAATGGGATTAAAGAAGAGGGGCTGTCTTCAGATCTGCTCAAAGAGTTCGTAAAAAGTAGGTTAAATGATTCTCTTGAACAAATTGGCTACAAAAAGATTTTTGAAGTTGACAGTGAACAATTGGAGAGTACACTTTGGTTCGATGAAGAGGTATTAGGTAATTCAGCTACGGATTTCTTTAACTCTCGTCCAGTGGAATACAGCAAAGGAAACAAGTCTTTTGATGAAGACGATTTATTTTAAAATTAATGGAAAAATATTATTGGTTAAACGAAGACTCTAGAACATTTCTTTCTAGAGGTTATTTAAAAAAGGGTCAAAGCCCAGAAGGTAGAATTTCTGAGATTGCCGAAAATGCTGAGAAGATTCTTGGTGTAGATGGGTTTGCAGAAAAATTCTTAGACTATATGTCTAAAGGTTTTTACTCCCTATCTACCCCTGTATGGGTCAACTTTGGTAACAAGAGAGGTCTTCCAGTGTCATGCTTTAATTCTCACGTATCGGATACTATGGAGTCGATCTTAGATAAAGCTTCCGAGGTGGGCATTATGTCTAAAATGGGAGGTGGTACTTCTGGATTTTTCGGAGAGCTTAGAGCTAGAGGTAAAAATATTTCTGTTGGTGGCGAGTCGTCGGGACCAATCCATTTCATGGAAATTTTTGACAAAATCGCTGAAGTCGTTAGTCAAGGTTCTGCAAGGCGAGGATCTTTTGCTGCTTATCTTCCCGTTGAGCATCCTGACATTGAAGAGTTTTTGCAGATTAGAGACGATGGACATCCTATTCAAAAAATGAGCATTGGGGTTACGATCACCGATGACTGGATGGAGTCAATGATTGCAGGAGATAAAGACAAAAGAAAGGTTTGGGGTAAGATTATAAAGAAGCGCTTCGAGAGCGGTTACCCTTATATCTTTTTCTCTGACACGGTCAACAATAACTCGCCCAAGATATATCAAGATCTTGACAGAAAGATAAACAGTTCTAACCTTTGTTCTGAAATTTGCCTTAGCTCTAATGAAAACGAGTCTTTTGTCTGTGTATTATCTTCTTTAAATTTACTACACTGGGACGAAATTAAAGAAACTGATGCAGTAGAAACTCTAACATATTTTCTTGATGCAGTTAATCAGGAGTTTGTTGATAAGACTGAGAATATCAAGCACATGGAATCTTCGCACAAGTTCGCTAAATCTCAAAGAGCTTTGGGTATGGGAGCTTTGGGCTGGCATTCTCTACTTCAATCTAAAGGCATTTCCTTTGAAGGTCTAGAGGCAAATATACTTAACAGTTCAATTTGGAGTGAAATAGAAAGTAGATCACTAAAAGCATCAAAAGAGATGGCTGATAAGTTTGGTGAACCAGAAATGCTAAAGGGTAAAGGAATAAGAAATGTTACTAGACTAGCAATAGCCCCAACAACATCATCCTCTTTCATTCTGGGTCAAGTATCTCCGTCTATTGAGCCGTTGAATAGTAACTACTTTGTAAAAAAACTGGCTAAAGGAAATTTTACTTATAAAAACCCTTTCTTGAAGTCACTTTTAGAATCTAAAGGTGAGAATAGTCCAGAATCTTGGAGATCAATCTTACTGCATGGTGGATCAGTGCAACACCTAGACTTCTTAAGTCAAGAGGAGAAGAATGTATTTAAAACATTTGGGGAGATATCTCAAAAAGACATTGTTATTCAAGCATCTTCTAGGCAAAAGTTTATAGACCAATCCCAGTCCCTCAATTTAATGATTGGACCAGAGGTAAAACCCAAAGATGTTAGCGACTTGTTGATTTTTGGCTGGAAGTCTGGAATTAAAACGTTCTATTATCAAAGAAGTGCTAATCCCTCTCAAGAATTAAGTCGGAAGATTAATAACTGTACTTCCTGTGAAGGATGATATACTAAATAAGGAGGAGATGGATCTACTCAAGGAAGATTCCCTACCTTCCATAAATCGGTGTCTCGATGTTATCATTAAATCGCGAGACACCGTTATGGATACGCATAAGTGGAGCGTAGATCGCAGAACAGACGATAGAGTTCTGGACTTATACTCCGCTCTATGTATTTCCTACGAAGGTATGGTTAAATATAAGAATAAGTTTGCTAGAAGTCAAAAACTTGAATCCATGATAAACAATAAGGAAAATTTTACATCTTCTTACTTAGTATGCACAAGAATTATAGAAAGAATGCTAAAAGAATACAAAGAATAGTTGTTCCATTGCTCTAATCTCAATATCATCTTCCGTATGAAGAAAGTAATTATTACTGGTGTTACGGGGCAAGTTGGATCTTATATGGTAGATTTTCTGTTGAAAAATACAGACTACAAGATTTTTGGAGCAATCAGAAGATTGAGCGTACCAAATCATCGGAATATTAGCCATATCGACAACCCACGCTTTGAATTGGTCGAAATGGATCTGACGGATGAACCAAGCATCTCATCATGTATCCATGAAATTAACCCAGATTATTTTATTAATTTTGCTGCGAACTCTTTCGTAGGAAATAGCTGGAAAATGCCAATAAATCATTTTGATGTTAATGCCGTAGGCGTTATGCGTCAACTTGAGGCGATAAGAAAGTTTTGCCCTAACTGTAGATATTATAATGCTGGATCTTCGGAAGAATTTGGCGATGTTGCGTATAGCCCACAAGACCTCAAGCATCCATCCAGACCAAGAAGTCCGTATGGTGCGGCTAAAGTTGCAGCTAGACAAATAGTAAAGGTATGGAGAGACTCATACGACCTGTATGCGGTTCAGGGCTATTTGTTTAATCATGAGTCGGAGCGTCGTGGCGAAGAGTTCGTAACGAGAAAGATCACTAAGGCTGTAGCTAGAATCAAGAAGTCTATTGAAAGTGAAGAAGATTTTAAGCCGTTAGAGCTTGGGAATATGAACTCCAAGAGAGACTGGAGTCATGCAGAAGATTTTGTTGAAGCAGTTTGGCTAATGATGAATCAGGAGAATCCCAAAGACTATCTTCTTGCTTCTGGCGAAACTCACACAGTAAGAGAGTTTGTTGATTTAGCATTTAAAAATGCGAATATTAATAACAGCTGTTTTGAATGGGTTGGCTCAGAAGAAAGCGAAATTTTATATTGTAATGATAAAGCTGTTGTTAGGGTTAATCCTGAGTTTTATCGGCCAGCAGAGGTTGACTTGTTGCTAGGTGATCCATCCGAAGCTGTAAATGAATTGGGTTGGATCAAGAGAGTAGATTTTGAGACTCTAGTCAAAAGAATGGTTGATAATGATTTAATCATTGACTAATGCATTACTATTAGCATAGTCATCTTTTATGAGTAAAAGAATCAGGGGAATATACAAAGGGAATATATGTAAAAAGGGAGAATATGGAATAGCGCCAAAAATGCTTTTCATAGATCTTTATGCAGACGATCAGTTCTTATGTAGCTCTTACGAATTTTCTTTATTAAAATCTTTTAAAAGTTTAAGCATTAAGCCAAGTAATCTTATTGAGTTTGATGCTACTGTAGAAACGGAAGACGGATTAAAGATAAAGAGACCCAAAAATGTAAAAAAGATTGACCTGTCCTTCTTGAAAGATTCTTTTGAATACTGTTCAAGTAAATTTATCAAGAAAAAGAAGGCCTTGTCTCGTGAAGAAATGAAGTCAGAGAAAATTGCATTCATAAGGATGTATAATAACTATGGAGATGATTTTAACTTTTGGAAATTTCTAACACTTGGCTTCGAGTTGAATTCACTGCACTGGTTTTTAACTGACAAGGGGGAAAAATTTGTTAGAGAAAACCTAAAAAAGTATTATTATAATAATGTTGACATTCCAGAAATAAAGCCTAACTATATTCTTGAAGATGAGTTCGTCGCAGAAAAGATCGAGCTTACAGAACCTAAAACAATTATGAATTTTTTAAAATAATGGCCAAGCAAAAAACAAAAGAGGGTATGGACCCCACATCTCAATTAACCTCGTTCTTAAAACAGAACAAGGATGATCACTTTAATTTTGACGAGTCTGTTGACTTTAGTGTTACTCAGGGAAGTCTATTGCTTGACTTACACGTTGGAAAGATTACCCCAGGAATCATACGTCACACTGGAGTCAGTAGAGGTGGCAAGACTTCTCAAATGTTAGAAGATGTTAAGAACTTCCTACACGGAGTAGAAAACGCAAGATGCATTTGGGTATTAGCAGAGGGTAGGTTAGGCAAAGAAACTAAGAGGCGTTCTGGATTGAAATTTACTCATGACCCAGAGGCATGGGAAGATGGAGGAGTTTTTGTTTTTGAGTGTCAAGTATACGAAGCTGTATTCGATCTAGTAAGAAGTTTGATTCGCAACAACCCAGAAAACAAGAGATACTTTTTCGTCATTGACTCCACCAATGGTCTAAAGCGAAGAGAAGACCTAGAGAAGGCCTCTGGAGCCGTTGAGAAGGTCGCAGGAGCCGCCCTGATAACTTCTGACTTCCTTAGTCGTGTATCACTCGCTATGTCCAAATTCGGCCATGTATGTGGCCTTATAGGTCAAGTTCGTTCAACTATTAGAATTAACCCGTATGAAAAGGGTTCTCCGCAACTTTCCAGCGCATCTGGTGGTGCAGCGCAAGATCACTATCCAACAATCTTCCTTGAGTTTCAGCCAAAGTATAAATCAGACTTGATTGGAGATCCAAACGATCCTTCTGGTCACTGGTGTAAAGTGAACGTTATTAAAACTGATAAAGAGAGAACCTTATCCGTTAAATATCCTATTAAATACAATTCTACTGGGACATCTGGAAGTGTTTGGCTTGAGTATGAAATTGCCAGCCTTATGATGGAATGGGGATTTGTTAAGAAGGCTGGGGCTTGGCTATCTTTTAGCAGCGAATTCCTTGAAGAGGCAAAATTAAATTCTCTAATCCCAGAAAACTCTGAAGATTTTAAGCTTCAAGGCGAACAGAAGCTTAGAGACTGGCTAGAAGAGAATGAGATTGCTAAAAAGTATTTATTTGAAAAATTTCAATCCCTGCTCTCTTGAAGATAAAGGATATATTCGGCAAAGATGTAAACAAGTCTTTTGCAAAGAGTAAAATTGATTGGGATAGGTCCGTATCAAAACCTCAAAAACGAATAAAGGACATCGTTAAACCTCTTTGGTGCTTCCAAGATGTTCACGAAGAACTTTATATACCAAGTAGTAAGCTTAGGGTCGATCTAATTAACTTTACAACTTCAACAGTAATTGAAGTTTCCCCAAAACAGCATGATACATACAATGAGTTTTTCCACAAGGATAGGCAAAAATTTTTACGATCCCTAGAAAGGGACTTTAAAAAGATTGAATGGTGCGAAATGAATGGTTTTCAATATATCGAAATCGATGAGAAAACACTAAAACTAACAAATGAACAGATCTTTAATTTTATTAAGGATTCAATAGAAAGTGTATAATATGAGTATGGAAGACAAAAAGTTGACAAAGGATTGTATCGATCTTTACAAGGATGGTTGCAGTAGAATGGAAGTGGCTAGACATATCATGTCTGAAACAGGATTAAAAGAAACTGCTTCAAAGGTTAGAGCTAAAAATATATGGGATGAAAATTTTGACGCGGATTACTCTCCGCAACAAAGTAAAAGCGAAGAGCCTATTAATCCTGAAAAGGCTACTTTTGACGAAAAGAAAGATTCGGCCACGGCAGAGTCTAAATCTTCTAACATTAGAACTCTTGAGGATCTTATCGAAGTATGCAAGATTGACCTAGATATTTGGGAGATTGAGAGATATGTAGTAAATAAATGGGAGGTCGCAGCTAAAGGCAATGACGGAGAGATGAGACACTCTCCGCTCTATCAAGTAAAGGCATGGCTAAAGAAGAAGGAAACAGTAAATGCCAAAGAAGTAATCAAACTCTTCAAGGAGGAGCTTAATAACATCTCTAGACCAGTACAAAAAAGAAATTCTGCTGGTCAACACATCTATGAAATATCTATTCCAGATCTGCATTTAAGCAAATTGTGTTGGGGCAAAGAAACTGGCTATGAAGATTATGATATTAAGATTGCCAGCAACCTCTTCAAAGAAGCCATGCATTATCTGGTTTCTAAGGTCGATTTAAAATCTGTTGATAGAATCGTGCTTCCCGTTGGAAATGACTTCTTTAATTCAGAGGGTCTATCTGGGATGACTACAAAGGGTACTAGGCAGGATGATGACTCAAGATGGCCGAAGTCTTTTCAAGTTGGTTGCAATTTGATTGCAGAAGTGGTTGATGAGCTATCGAAAAAGGTAAATGTAGATATAATTATTGTTCCAGGAAATCATGATTTCGAGAGATGTTTTTATCTTGGAGAATTCTTAAGCGCTTGGTATCGAAACAATGATGCTGTCAAAATTGACAACTCGCCTACTTCTAGAAAGTATGTTACCTTTGGAAAAAATCTAATTCTATTTACTCATGGCAACGAAGAAAAGGCAGCTAACCTACCTCTTCTCATGGCTACAGAGAACGCAAACTTCTCTAAGTGTAAGTTTAGAACTGCTCACCTTGGTCACTTTCATGGCACAGAAATGAAAGAATATAATGGAGTTAAAGTCAGGATACTTCCATCTCTATGCGCCCCAGATGCTTGGCACTCCAATAAAGGGTATGTGGGGAATGTTCGCTCAGCTACAGCTTTTCTCTATGAAGAGTCGCTTGGAGAAGTAGCTAACTTTTACTATAACGTCTAGAACATATTGATCAACTTTGCTCCCGATTACTGACTTTCAGTTTTCGGGAGTTTTTGTTTGACATGCTAAAGAAATTGCCCATATTCAACTCCAATGACAAACGTAGAACTTCCCAAGAACAAAGCACTAGAACGCAAGTTTATATCTGGATTGATATATAACTCAGATAAAGTATGGGATGAGTTTTCTGAATTTATTAGTGAGGAAGACTTTAAAGACACTGACTCAAGGTCGCTATTCCGTATTTGCAAAAGTCTATTAGAAGAAGGTCTCTCTCTTGATGCAGCCATAATTTCTGCTAGATGCAAAAGTAGTGGCATAAGTTTAATGTCGGGTAACGTAGAGGACTTTATCGACAATATGTTGCTAACTCCCCTGTCTGAAAAGGCGACTGTGGATGCTGCAAAAGAGCTAGTAATTTTACGGATAAAGAGAAATGTAATTGTAAACTCTAATGAGATTGCAGAGATTGCTTCTCAATATAGTGGCAGCAATCTATCTGACTTCATGGCATCCATTGAGAGCAAGTTCTCTGAAAATGGCGAAAATATCATAAGTAGGAATGAACCAATAAATATTGCTTCAGTTGCATACGACCTTGTTGAGGCAACACTTCATGACGATAAGGCTAACTATATAATTAAAACTCCTTGGCCAACCTTCAATGAGGCTTTTAGTGGGTTTCGCCCAAAGGACAGCTATTGCTTTGCTGGTAGGCCTTCTCATGGCAAATCTGGCGCTTTACTTAGTTTAGCGCAACAATGTGCAAATCAAATTAAAGAGAATTTTATTGACGGTAAAAAGCTTCCAGTTTTATATCTTGATACAGAAATGGAGCATAAAGAGCAAGCATTGCGGTGGGCCGCTTTGGTTGCAGATGTAGACCCTTATCTCATTGAAAGTGGTGAATGGGCTAAGAATAAAGATGCCGTTAATAAAATTAGAACGGTTCTTAAAAGTAGCTCCTCTACTGATAACTTCCACCACGTTTATATTCCAGGAATGAATGCGATTGAAATTCGATCTATCTTTCGAAGATGGATACGTAAGCATGTTGGCAAAGAGAATCCAGCCATCGTTGTCTTTGATTATCTTAAGATTACTGGAGATGGCTTAGCTAACCCTAAGCATGCTCGATTTGATATAGCTAGAACTCTAGATATTTTAAAAGATGAGATCAAGCAAAACTCCAATGCAACATTTCTTTTCGGCGCTCAACGAAACCGACATGGAGAAGATGACGACTCATCTTTAGCAGAAAGTGACTACATTCAACAACTATCAACCTTCGTCGGTCTAATCAAGAAAAAGACTATGGATGAAAAAGCTGAGCAACCAGTAGATCGATTTGGAACTCATGCTTTAATACCAGTTAAATTCAGAAAGCTAGGTAAAGATGGATGGAAGTTCGAGAATCCAGTTAAGATCAATAATAAATATTGCTCCAATTGGATAAATCTAAATTTCCACAACTTTAGATTCGAAGATGGAGGAGATGGCAGAGCTGTTCAAGAGTATCTCGAACTGCTTGCTAATGGCAATTCAGGAAACAACAATTCAACTAGAGAGGCAATACTTTGAACTCAGTAAAAGACATTTTAGACGAAATAGGGGTAAAAGTCATCAGCGTTAATGACTCTGGCTTTGCTCAATTCTGCCCAACTTATAGAAATAGCGACAACCCTTCTGGAGCCTCTATAAATCTGAAGAATGGCTGGACTACAGATTGGTCAATAAACGAGAATTTTCCTATTGAGATTTTGATTGAAAAGATGACTGGCAAAAAGCCAGACAAGGCGGTTATAAATAAAATCGCTTCTTTAGATCTGGATATCATCAATGACGAGAATGAAGTAAAGTTTTGGTCAAAAGACTCCTTACTACATCTCTTGCCAGAACACTCTTACTGGATGAATAGGGGAGTGTCTAAAGAAACGCTAGACTTCTTTCAAGGCGGTGCTTCTCATAGCGGAAAGCTTTACCAGAGATACGTATGGCCAGTCTTCGACAGGCATCAAAGAATTGTAGGTTTTACAGGAAGAGATCTTACTGAAAAGCACGGTGTAAAGTATAAGCACGAAGGGAAGTCTACAAATTTCTTATTTGGACTTTACAATAAAAAGAATGATGAGTTTCCCATTTTAAAATCTATTTTAAAGAACTCTCATTTGATTCTTGTAGAAGGACCAAGCGATAGTGTTGCTTGCTATGACGAGGGCATCACTAACGTACTTCCAACTATGGGTCTAAATATTAGCAAGCCTATGATGTCTTTTATATTGGGAGTCAATCCTAGCCTAATAACTATCTGCTATAATAAGGATAGTAAGTTTAATGGTCAAAATGCAGCAGTAAAAAATTATACAAAACTGTTTGAGTATTTCGAACCTCACAACTTAGAGATAAAAACTCCTTCATGCAATGATCTTTCAGATGATAAAAGTAATATAAAAAACTTTTTCAAATCAGATCCAGATGATATAATAACTTTATTCAGAGAAAAATATATTAGAGCAAAATCAGATACTAAACAAAGGATGAGTCAAAAAGAGATAAACGTAGGAAGGGTTTTATCTAATGGATAAGCCAACAAAACATGTATTAAGCGCCTCCAAGATTGAAACATATCAGAAGTGCAGTTTAGTTTATTATGCAAAGTATTTGAACAAGACTCCAGATAAAGAAAATTATGGAGCTTTAAGAGGCACGATATGTCATGACATTTTCGAAATGCTTATCGAAGAAAAGCATAAGGACAGAGTTGACCAAATTCTAGAAGAAGGGTCTATCCTAAAAGATAAGAAGCTTATTGATTTAATCAATTCTATGATGTCTGGCTTCAACATGGAGGAGCTAGATGATAAGGGTCAGAATAATTTTGAGATGATTTGCGAAATGATTTTCGTAGGTTTGAATTATGACTTTTACTGCAAAGGCTATAAGGTTGACTATGAAAATCTAGAAACCATGTTTTACTTAAAGGGTACTGAAGATCAGCCTTATGAGTTGAGAGGCAAGATTGATAAGCCTTCTAGCCGTGGCAAAAAATATAGAATTGTTGATTATAAATCTTCTGCTCAGAAAAAACAAGATGTAGAGTTGGAGTTCAGTGTTCAGGCTCTGTCCTATATTCTCTGGGCTAAGAAAGCTAAAGATATGACTGCCTTTGTTGAGTTTGTTTTTCTTAGATTTCCAGATAAGCCAGACCAAAGAGTAGAAGTCACCGATGAAGTTTTAGAGGGGTTTGAATCTTGGCTCTCTGATCTTTACGTATACCTAAGAAACTTTGACGAGCTAAACATGTATGACAATATGGCAGCAGACAAAGGCTATCCAAAGGATGGTACATTCTCTGGTTCTATCGTATGCGGTTATGGAAAATATCCTGGACACTCCTATTCAGACACTCATAAGAATGTAGAAAAGAGAGGCAAGCCATATTACGTATGTTCTGAAAAATGGCCATACGATTACTGGACTCTTAAAGATGAAGATGGCAATATTATAAAAAGTACAAGGGACGAGGAAGATTTTAAAGATAAGGATCAAAGCCTTGTAGAAAAGAAGTCATGGCAAGGATGTCCAAAATTCACAAACTCTGTTGAATTCTTGGAATGGAAAGGCTCTAAATGATTTTAGTTATTGGAGAATTTATAAAGGACGAATTTATTTACTGTTCTTCCGACAGGCTTTCTCCAGAAGCTTGCTGCCCAGTAATAAAAGAAATTTTCAGAGAAAAGAATGATGGAGGAGCAGCTAACGTAGTAAGCAACTTAAAGTCATTGGGGTGTGATAAAATTTTATTCGTCCATCAAGACAACGAAATCATTAAAACCAGATACGTGCATAAAAGTTCTGGGCAACATATTGCAAGATTAGACAAAGAAAGCCCCTGCAAGCCCCTTAGTCTTGAGAGCTTGATTCAATCAATATCTTCGAGCAAATGCAGTGAACCTATAGATATGGTTGTAATTTCAGACTACTGCAAGGGATTTATTACTGAAAGCCTTATACATGATATTCGTAAAAAATTCTCATGCAAAATTATTATAGATACAAAAAAGAAAGCTGGAAACTGGATCAAGTATGTAGATTTTATAAAAATTAATAAAAAAGAATTTGATGAAAATTTTCTTCCTTATGACCTTGGGAAACAAGTTAGTACCCTGCTCAAGAAAACTAACTTATTCGTCACGTTGGGCGAGAAGGGGGTTTATCACTTCAATACTGACTCTACCATTAAAACAAAAGAAGTCGAAGCTAACTGCGTGTCTGGAGCTGGTGACAGCTATTTAGCTGGCTTTGTAGCAGAATACTTGCGCTGTGCCAATATTAATAAAAGCCTTTCATTCGCAAATCAAGTCGCATCAATAGCTGTATCAAAGAGAGGAGTTGTTTCTGTTTCAGAAACAGAGCTTAATGACTCATAACCCCATCGCAGGTTTTATAGCTGGATGCTTTGATGGATTCCATGAAGGTCATCAATATATTTTAAAGACAGCTATGGAGCAATGCGATATTCTCCATGTTGCTCTTAACTCAGATAGATATATTATAAAAAACAAAAGACTTTTGCTCTCTTGCATTGATGAAAGAAAAAAGAAGATTAGAAATTTTGGAGTAAATGAAATTCATTCGTTCATAGAAGACAGCCCCATAGACCTGATTAATAAAATTAAACCCAAAATAATATTTGTTGGCGATGACTATCCGCTAGAAAAAGTAGTTGGTCACAAAGAGTGTAAATACTGGGGAGGAGAAGTAAGAATCATAAAACGAATTCCAGGATTTTCTAGCACAAATATAAGACAAAAAAATACTTGACATTATATAACTTTGTCCTAACATAGGGCATCTAAACAACAAACAATAAATAACAAATAATAATACAAAAAAATAATACAAAATTATGGCACTAAACAAACAAACTAAATCATCTACCTACTTGACAGTAGTCGGTGGGAAGATTTCACAACGTGTCCCAGAAGGCACAGAAGGAGCAGTATCTCGCACCCTTAAAAATGGACCTAACGAAGGCTCTGATGTATATGAGCTTCAGTACGGTAGCGTTACTGGTAAGATCTCTGGAGGTTCTGTCGAAAGCGGAGACTATGGTGATCAAATCTCTATTAATCTTGAAGATGGGAAAGAATCGTATATCGTCAAGCTTCCTTGGAATTCCAAACTCCGAGATGCTTTCGTAAAACGAATTCCAAATATTGAAGTCTCTCAGGAAATAGAATTAGTATGCTTTCCAGATAAGCAAGATAAGAGTCCTGTAATGCTAATCAAACAAAATGGAGGTTTTGTGAAGTTTGCATATACGAAAGATAATCCAAATGGCCTTCCCGCTCCGAACAAAAAGGTTGTTCGTGGCAAGGAAGAGTGGGATTGGTCCGAACCAGAGACTTTCCTATGGGACGTAGCCTCTTCATTCTTTGAGCAGTTCGAAGGGAATAGCAAACCAGCTTTTCAAGAGGAAGAGAAGGAAGCTCCAGATCAATTCGCTGAATCAAGCGATCCGCTTAGTTCCGACGACGATCTGCCGTTTTAATAAGGTCAAGGTGGGTTAATATAAAAACTAGCCAGCTATCGAAAGATGGCTGGCTTTTTTATTGTTAAATTAAAGTTTAAATCTATAATTTGAAAATGAAGAAAAAGAAAATCATATTCCTCACCAACGCTCTTTTTATTAAAACTGGTTTATCTCGAAACTTGAAAGCTATTCTAAAGGAGATTTATCCTTTAGACAAGTACGAGATAGTACATTACTGCTCTGGAGTTAGCGAGAATGATCATAACTTAGATAAGTATCCCTGGAAAACTCTTGGTTCTATTCCCAGTAATCCAGCAGATATTCAAAAAATACAGTCTGACCCACATCTTTCTCGCATGGCTACATATGGAGGATATAGAGTCGAGCAGATAGTTAAGGATGAAAAGCCTGATATTTTATGGTGTTCTGATGATATTTGGGCTTTTCCCCCAGATAAGTTTTGCGATACTAAGTGGGCAAAACATCTTAATCTAATTAGTCACGTTACTATAGATTCAGTTCCAATCTTGCCCGAAGCTATACAGCAAGCAAAGAACTCTAACTTTTATTCTTGGGCAAGCTTTGGTGAAAAAGAAATTAAAAAGGTTTTTGATAAAGAGGATTTTTCCTCTAGATATAATCTAGGTACTGTTAATGGAGCTGTAGATGGAGAGTGCTACAAGCCAATTTCTAAGTTACAAAAGTCAGAGTTAAGAAAGAAATTTGGGATCGAAAAAGACTGTACTTTATTCTTTTACCTTGGACGTAATCAACTTAGAAAAAAGTACGACTCTATCCTAAAGGCTTTTAAAAGTCATAAGTTGCAGAACCCAAAAAGCAAATCTAAGCTACTGTTCCATTGTAGCTGGACAGAAGGCTGGCCGCTAACTCGTATCATCGAGTCTCTGGAAATTGATCCAGAAGATATTCTAACCACTTATGTTTGCAATAAATGTAAGGAGTTTAAAATTAGTAGGTACGTTGGAGAGCAGAAAGACTGCGGATGTTGCGGGAATAAGAAATGTGTAGACTCTTCTTCTGTTGGGAATGGAGTCACAGATGAGGACATGTGTAAGATTTATGGAGTCGCAGATGCGTGTATTTCAGTTTTTACTAGTGGTGGGTTTGAATTTTGTAACGCAGAGTCTATGATGTGTGGGCTTCCGCTTGCTACTGTTTCTTATTCTTGTGGGTCAGAGTATACTGCCTGTGATTCAGTTTTCGAAATAAGACATATTGAAAGTGGAGAGTGTCAAACTGGATTCGTGAAAGCAGAGCCAAATATCAATGACATTGTTAAATTTATTAAAAAGATCGAAACAATGTCAGAAAAAGATAAGAATGAAATAAAAGTCAAATCCATCAAATGGGCTAAGGAAAGATATGATAGCAAAGTTATTGCCGCCAAATGGATGGAAATCTTCGACTCTTTGCCTGAAGTAGATTATACTGACTTTTCTTTTGATGACGAAGACGGGTCAAATCCAAACTTTGAAGTGAATCTTAATTTAACTGGAGAGGATTTCATACGCAGTCTCTACTTGGGATATCTTGGAGCAGAGTATCCAGATGAGGCTGGAATGAGGCACTGGATGCAAAGAATTGAGCAGGGAGAGGACCATAGTAGCATCGCTTCCCTATTTCGTAATATTTCTCAACAAAATATTGAAAAACAAGAAGCTTCCAAGGGTCGCGACATAGAAGATCTCTTGCCTAAAAATGGCAAAAAGAACGTGTTGTTCGTAATCAAGGAGAGCTTGGGCGATACTATTATCTCTCTCAGTCTTCTAGAGGGAGTTAGAAAGCAATATCCAGAGCATAACATTATTGTTTGCACTGACCCAAAATACTTTGAAGTGTTTGTTGGCTGCGACTTTGTAGATAAAATGATACCATTTTATCCACAATTAGAGCAAGAGCTTTTTGTAATTGGAGCAGGTAGCGAAAAGAATATAGCTGACGTATTCATCATGCCAACAGTATCAACTCAAAAGCACTTAAATTACCTTTCAAACAACAACCCAGAACTATAATGCCCTCATTGTTAAAAACCTACTCTTTAAATTCTGGCTTTAAAATCAGAAAATGCAAGCCGCTAGAATTCTTCTATCCAACACCTAAAAAGTATATTACTATACAGACCTCATCTGGGATGAGTAGTAAGAATTATGATTACTGGATTGATGTATTAAAATACATTAAAAAGGATCTGCATGATGCTGGATATGAAATATTGCACATAGGAACAGAGGGGTTAAATATCCCTTTCGTGAAATCCCTTATTGGCAAAACTAGCTTGCATCAAACCAATTACATACTAAGAAACAGCAGCCTTCATTTGGGTAATGATTCCTTTGCTGTACATTTGTCTGGACTTCACGAAACTCCCGTAGTCTCCGTATATGGCCCAACTACTCCAGAGAATCATGGACCTTATTTTAAATCTGAAAATACGCATTTGATCTCTTCGCATAGAAATGGGAACAACCCCTCCTTCGCTTCTAATGAGCCTGATAAGACGATTAACATGATAAAGGTAGAGGACATTGTAAATAAAGTCTACGAAGCTCTTAGAATTAAAAAGAGTAGCGACGAAGAAACTATCTTTACTGGTAAATTTTATCCGCAACAAATAATAGAAATTGTCCCGAATTTAGACGTAGACGCAAATATCCTTAATAACGTTGAGCCAACAATTAGATGCGACTATGAATGCAATGATAATGTTTTATTTAGTTTATTGAAAAAGGTCAAATGTTCTATCATCACTTCTAAAGAAAGCGAAATAAGGTTGTACAAAATTTGTAGAGACAATGTCTCAAATATCAACTTCAAAGTATCGCTTGATGCTAATAAAGATTACGTCAAAAGTCTTTTGAATATTGGTATAGATTGTAAGTTATGGTCGGATGATGTAGAAAATATAGACAAAATAAGATTCATGTTTTTAGACATAGGCCAGGTCCACCTAAAGAAGATTGATTCAGTTAGCATCGATGGTCTTAATTCTGATTGCTTTTACATTTCGAATAAGTTCATTTTAAGTAACGGCAAGGTCTTTACATCTAAACAATCTATGATTGCCGATGAAAGCATTGAATCTCTAGAAGATAATTGTGTTAAATTTAAAGAGATGGATGAAGATTTCATGGAAGAAGTACAATTTTTTAGAATCATCAAAAAAAACTTGACAAAATAACAATCCTAAACAATATATAAATATGATTAAAAATAGCACAGTAGTTAAAAGTAAAGAGGAGTTCGAAGATATGAAGCTTATGATGGCAGAAGATTGCCAAATAAATAACAAAGAAGTATTCTTTTCTGAGGATGTCCCAGAAGATTTTCCATGTTTAGTTAAAATTATTGAAATGGAGGACGTTGGCGTTCAATTTGATTTTGATGAAGACGAGGATGAGCCAGAAGATGTTTTCAACTCAACTGTTGCTTTCTCATCAAATTTCGATTCATCTATTGAAGATGATGATATAACCCAAGAGGCTTTTGGCATTTTTTATGACTTTTGGTTCCTTAGCAAAAAAGAAGTGCAGAAACTATTAGAAAGTTAATATGATTGATTGGAAAAAACACTTAGAAGATAATCCAGAGTTTTTGGTTCTGAATAAACAAATGGCCAAGAGCTATGGTAAAATAGACAGCGAAAAAATTTCCAAGAAAAAGGAAAAGGAAGTTTTAGAGTCTGTTGACGAAAAGTTTAAAATCATTCTCCTGCAATTCTTCAAAGATATTTTGCACGAAGAGGGCTTTGAGTCAATTGACTATGAACCCATTGGTCAATCTCATGAATCCTACACTGGACTATGCTGTAAGATCAAGTGGTCAAGTGGAAAAGTTACTAGCGGAATTGGTGATGCTCACTATTGCAATACAAATTCTTTTGCAAAATATTACTTAGGTCCTATTGCAGAAAATCGTTCTTTTGTCAGAGCCGTAAAAGCATATTTCAACATCTCGATGCTTGGAGCTGATGAAATTGGGGAGATTCCAAAAGAGAATGATACATCGACTCTTTCTATTGGCGCTCCTACTGGCCCAATCTTCACCTTGAGAAAGGCCTCCAAGGAGAAGCTGTCCATTACATCCTTCGATGAATTCAAGCAGTTTCTTAGGGACAGAGTTAAGTCTCATCCAAAAGAAGCCTGGATTAAGCCAAGCGAATATGACGAATGGGCTGAGTATGGAGATTGGGAAAGCGTAAAGAAGGTAAAAGCAACTGAGCTTATTTCTAAAATTAAAAGACTAAATCAATAAAATATGAATACTATTTGTAATTTCCCCCTAATTGTCTACTTATCCATATCAGGATGCTTAGTTCTTACTATTTGGTTTTTAAGCGACTTTAAAATCCATTTTATTAATACTTTATTTAAAACAGATCTGGATAGCTCAAATATCAATGAGTTTATAGCAATGAAGTTTGATTTTAAGATTCTTAAGACGGATTTCAGTATTGCCTCATTACTAATGTGTCCCATCTGCATAGGCTTTTGGATATCAGTAGTACTCACCCTTATAGGAGGCAGTGCAATGTACTTGCCCTATATATACTTCTTGCAAATATTGTTATTTGCAACACTTAAAAAGTTGATGCAATAATTTTAAAAAAAATATAAAAATAACCAAAAGATAGCAAGCTAAATACTTGCTATCTTTTTTTTGTATTGGCTTATCAATCCGTTAAGCTTGCACTGTGAGCAGCCTTTGCCCAAATTGTTTTTATCGTTAAGATATGATATTTTCAAATCTTTGTACTTATCAGGAAGTTTTCCTTTTTTTATTCCAAAGAATATATCTTCTAAATTCGCTGGAGCTTTCTCAACTTCAATCTTCTGCACGGGTTTTATCGACCAGTTCACTAGCCTTCCTATGGCACTTTTATCCTCAAATGCATTTATTGGACACCTCATACCCACACAAACCTTAGTCCACTTGATGCAGACTTTATTGGCTTTCAACGGGCAGGTATTACAAATAGTTTCTTTTTCTTCGCAAATCATTGTATTACTATTACTGAATTTGGTAATGGTGGCTGTGCTTCTGGGCAATCATCCACACAGGAACCATCTACACATATCTGTCCATTTGGACACGGTCCGTCACAGTTACGAGGATCGTCAGGATCATTAGGATCAACAGGAGGTTCGACTGGTGGTGGACCGTCTGGACCATCTGGACCATCTGGACCATCTGGATTATTCGTATTGCATTTTCCATCTATGCATTGGCTCCCTGTAGGGCAGTCCGAAGGATCGTCACAGTCTACGTCAAGCGATCCCCTACATTTTCCGCTATCGCAACTCTGCCCTTCTGGGCAATCGGAATTGTTATTACATGGTTGCGTTAAAGTTGTAACGCACTTATTATTTCTACAGTCCTGACCTGTATTGCAGTCTTCCCAAGTCTCACAGTAACCTGCTACATCATCTGGGTTCTGGTCAAATATAGCATCAGGCGTCTCGAATGTTGCTATGCTGCCAGGACCACTTATGTATACGTCGGTTGCTTCATCATACAAACTAGTTGTATACACATCAGTCACGACTATCTTCTGTTGAAGTTGAATAGGATATATAGTTCCATTAGGACTCACTCCGTCTACATTTACAATTCTAGTATCATAGGGTACGCTAGACCAAGGTATAGTTGTCTGAGAGGGCGTAGTACCAACAAAATTTTCATTTGAAGTTCTTCCATCTACATAAGTATCTTTTTCAGATATAGTGATTTGGTCAGTGGAAGTGGTTTGACTAATACTAAGATCGTCACCCCTTTCGTCTGCTGTCACAAAACTCGATGAACTAGAAGTACTAGTTTCTATAGCCTTTACAAAATAGTATTGAATCTTCTCCTCAAAACCATTTGTCGCAAAGCTAGAGCCTGCGTCAGAATTTACATTTTCCCCTCTTTTAACGTCAGTCGATCTAGACCCATCTTCATTAAAAGTTACTGTTTTTAAAACTCCATTTTTTGGAAAGCCCTTATAAGTGTCAAATGAAGACTGGAGAGTCGCGCCTCTTATAATAGTCTTTAAACGGGCGCTCCTATAAGGAGTATCGAAAATACCCTGGTCGTATATTAATTCATCTGGAGGTCTATAATTAGTACCCTCAAGCTGTACAAATGCCCTGGCAAATGATCCATCTCCATTTACTGGGTTTCCATCGGGATCACTATTATTAATTCCACAGGGTCCTCTATCACCATCCTCCCTTCCGTACTCACTATACCAATATCCCTCAAAATTTGCACAACCCTCATCAACGTCAATGGTTCTGTATCGCCTAAACATGATAGTCTGATCTGTAAAGTTCTTATAAAAAACTTCACCTGCAACCTGTCCGATTTGATCCCAACCATATTTAACCTTGTTAAGCTCTACCCTTACCTTTTGAACCATCATGTATACTTGTCCAATACCAGGAGGATCAGGGTCAGGGTCAGGGTCAGGGTCAGGGTCAGGGTTAGGATTATCAGGATCATCCTCACACTTTCGATCTACACATTTTTGCCCTGGTGGGCATGGGCATTCGGTAGCTATTTCGCATTTTCCTTCTACACACCTAAAATCATTTTCGTCATCCGTACAGCAATCGCTATTATCTTCACAGCCTTGGGTACACTCCCCTTCTCCATTTGTATAAGCGTCATTTTGCCATATAGGGGCAGATGAATCACAAATACTATTGCAATCGCATTCTACGTCGTCGTCACATTCAGCAGGTTTCGGACATTCGCAATAAACGGTGCAACCTCTAGAATCTATACTCGGAAGAAGAGCGCAATCGCAACACTCATCAAGAGTATAAAAATCAAACCCAGAGTTAAGAGTTTCTACAGTTCCGTTAAATTGAACCGTTACCGTTACTGCGCCATCAAGATCTAAACCTTCTACTGCTCTTACCAAGAGAGTTTTATTTTCAAAATACCTAGTACTATTACCTTCTGCATCTTGTTCAGTAGGCTCCTTTGGAAGCTTAAAGCTGCTTATTACTTGATCTTCCTCTTGGTCGTAAAATTCAATTCCACTTCTACCAGCATCTAATTGAAAATTTCCCTGAAGTCCATTATTGGCAACGCTATCAAGCGTATCGAAAGTAAAAGACATAGTGTCTCCAATAAGAACATTTACTCGAACGGTTCTAGACTTTTCCTCTTTCTCAGATTTGTCACCACCTGAGTTAGTGGACTGCCCAAGGACTATTGGGTTTCCACGAATTCTAAAGTATACGTCTTCGTCAGCCATATTGTATACTAGGGGTCTACTCTAAAAGCTTGGCTGCAAAGGACCACTATGTTAGCCTCTGACCCATTATTGCATACTTTCAATGTTCTAAATTTCATCTCTATATCCTTATCCGCCGCATCTGCAACAGCTTTTAAATCTTCTAGATTCATGTCTATATTAAACATCTTTGATCCATTGTCCGAACCTGCTTGAATTCTAAACGTATTAAACTTCTTCTCGTCGTCCATACTAAGAGTTGGTTTTTCGCTAGATGTTAATGGGGAAATCGAGTAGTTTAAATGTCCATCTTGGTTTTCTCCATCTACGTCGTATTCTATAAACGATGCTGCTAAACTTGTATTATTTATTGCCATAATTATCCTATAAAAGTTAAAGATCCTGTGTTATCGTATGATGTATCTAAAGTACCGATACCACTATATTTAATTATATTTAAATCTACAGAATCAGCAAAGTATTTCTTCTTTACCATCTGGATATTTAAGTCATCATCTCCAGTGAGAGTAACATAACCTGAATAGCCAGTTAGATTAATAGAAGGCACATTAAAGAAACCAGTGCATTTAGCAAATCCAGTATTGTTAATACCAGTAAGAATTTCATACTCTCCAGTAAAAGTCTTTATATAATTTGGAATAGGGAAGCCGTAACTCAAAGATTCTAAGTCAGCAGGATTAACAAAATCAGTATAAAATCCAGTTCCAATAAAAGAGCTATTTAAGTTTCCAGTGAATGGAGTTATAGGAACATTTCCAGAAGATAGTAAAAATACCTCCTGTCCTGTTGGTACTACTGAATTTATAAACTGCGGCAGTCCAGTTTGAATTCCAGAGAAATTAAACTCTCCGCTTCCTGGATATACTATTCCAGTAATGTTTCCAGATATTACTCCAATTCCAATCTTGACTCCCGTTTTTTGTAAGTTTCTTTGAGTGAAGTTTAATATCCCAGTATAATCGAACGATCCAGTTAATATCCCAGTTGCAAAGTTGACTCCCTTTCTAACTCCCGAATATATAAAATTATCTGCATAAGAATCCTCAAACCCTCCTACTGGTTGGTCATAGGTTAATGTCTGCAAATTCACTCCACTAAATGGAAGCATATTGAGAATGGCTTGGTCGAATTCGCCAGACTGCTGTCCAGCAAGGATCGTAATAGGGTCTATTCCAGTTCCACTTGCTATGGTTGGCACATAGCCAGTGACTGTAGCATCTAGGTCTACAATATCGCCATTGAAGTCTAAATTATCTATATACCATCTAGCAGGCCCAGTTTGGATTCCCGTATAAGCTATACTATATAAAGAACCAGTACTGTCATCGCCAGTAGCAAATGATATTCCAGTACGAACGCCCGAAAATATATAGTTATCCGCATAAAGGTCATTATCCCCACCCAATGGTGGGCTATTGGATAATGCCCTTACTCCAGTTCCAGAAAAAGGAAACATATTTAAAAGGGTCGGGACAAAGTCGCCAGACTTCTGTCCAGCAAGTACCGTAATTTGGTCTATTCCAGTTCCAAATCCAGTAGAGGGTATTATTCCGCTAGAAGTAAAGGGATTTATATAAATATCTCCTTGACTTAATGAACTTATAAAGTATTTGGAAGTAGTATTTTCCATGCCAGTAAAAGCTGTACTATAAATATTTCCACTAACTCCAGAATTGAAAAACGAATATCCAGTAGCAAAGGTAATTGGAATTTCAGCAGCTACTTTTCCAGACATTATACCTGAATATGGAAGATTTGATCCTTGGGTAGGATACCCCCCTGTTGGCATACCGTCTACACGCCCTCCTTCGACTAAAGTATAAAGTCCTCCACTTTGCCTGACTGCATATTTCTTATCTTTACTCCAAGGAGCATAAGCAGTACTTGAGCTACTGCCAAGACCAAGACCTAATGCACCTCCGACTGGGTAAGTTAATTCGGGATAAGAAGTAAATCCTATTTTGCCAGTTCCAAAATATACATTATACCCAATTCTATCACAATATGCTTTCATGATACCGCTAATCTCTTCAATACTACTTTGATAAGAGCCTATTCTTAGTCGCTGTATTCGCTCATAAAAATCAAATGTATAACCGTCGATTTTTACGTTGGTAGAGTCTACTCTTTTTCTTAAAAAGCCAACCTCATTAGCTACAAAAATTCCAGTAGGAATCTCAAAATTATTTATACTTTTCTCGCCATTAAAATTTCCAGTCGTTTGAGTGAATATTTCATTGGGGTATGAAGTATTAGGAAAAAGATTTTTATCTTGAAGGGCATATAAAAATCCAGCATTTTCACCAGTTGCTTCAATAGTACCGCCAACTCCAGACATTCCAGTACCCTCAACGCTGACATTTTCAGCATATCCAGTCATATTAAACCCAGTTTGAAATACATTCAAGCCACTTGTAACGCTAATGGTGTTTGGAAGAGCGATGGCGATCCTATTAGATGTAGACCCAGTTGGATATATTTGATCGTCAGATAGTAGATATCCGCTAGCATCAGTCGGTGAAGAGTAATTTGTTAAAAAGCTGCGAAATCCCTGCCCAGAGCTATCGAAGAACGTATTAAACTGACGAGGGCCGAACTGAGGTGGATTCTTGCTGTTGTCGGTGTCCTCAAAAGAGAAATAATTAAACCCACTAGGTTCCAAATCTTCGGTGTTTGAAGTTATTAGAAAGTAGACATTAAAAGGATCGTATTCGGATATAAACTCAGATCTAAAATACTGATTGAAATTAGTACTTGAATTAAGGCTTAAGACTTCACTTTCTTTATAGACCATATCCACAAAGTTATTCCCAGTATAAATAGTAATTCTGTAGCTTCTACTTTTTTGGCTTTTGTAAACTCCAGTTCCAGATAAAAAGTACTTGGGACTTATGCCAACTCTCATGGGTGACGGATCAAGATTGAAAGTACCACTCAGCAATCTTCTATTGAGCCATACTGGGTTATGAATATATGAACCCCTGCTTGCATCGTTATCAGAAAATGTTAATATAGGGGCTTTTTCGTTGGTGTGATCAGAATATAGAAGTATTCCACTGTTCCCACTAAAAACAAAGGGATTATATCTTGTATAAACGCTGGAAACGGGGATTCCGTAGGAATTTCCATTCAAAGAAATGCTATCGTCAATAAGCGCTCCAGTGTTTGTTAGAGATCGACCAGTTACCCCACTTTCCCCATTGAAAATTATATCTTTTACTGGTTCAGAAATTGAGCCTATGAGGCCAAGTCCAGTATATCCTATACCAGTAATTTCTTGAGGATGCACATATGCGCCAGTTCCTGAATACTGAAACTGACCAGTAAAATCAACATATCCAGAAGAAATGTCTTGTGCTTGAACAGTAAAGTTCTCGCTGAAAGCTAAGCCTAATCGAATAGATCGGAACAAATAATCATAATTTCCTAGCATTGGCAAATCAGTAGCAACATATCTTTTGCCCGTAACTTCATTAGTAATTTCATTAGTCATTCCACTCACAAGATTACCTTTTGCAATGTAATTATAAGTAAAATCTATTCCAGTAAATCCACTTGCTAATGTAGAAGCTTGCCCAGTAATTATTCCGCTACCCGTCAAAACTCCAGTAGTAAATACAGATTCGATTCCAGTTATTCCAATTCCACTAAATATAGCTCCAGTTAAATTTGGATCTTCCGTCAAAATTCCAGTTGCAAGTCCAGTAAGCTCTGTACTAACATACAAACTGTAATCGGGTATTGGATACTTCATATCAATTCTATTGATTCCAGTAATATCAAAAGCCCCAGTTCCAGTCGCTATGAATGCCCCTGGAGTTCCAGAAAACTTAAATCCGCTAATAATATTTGTTCCAATTAAACCAATTTGGTCAGCAGGAATTCTCATTTGTCCATCAAAAAGTCCACTCGAAAACCCGCTAAATATATTAGAATAATAAACATTAGAAGTTTGATTAGATCCAGCGCCAGTTACTCCAGTACCAAGTGCGACCAATCCAGTAAGATTTGGATCTTCTGGTAATAAGCCAGTTGCTAGTCCAGTTAAAATTCGGTCAGATAGATCTATCGTCCAGCCATTATTAACAAAATTTCCTTGGGAATCTTTAGTGTCCATCGGAAAGGTTCCAATGAGGTCAAAAACCCCAGTTCCAGTCGCTATGAATGCCCCTGGAGTTCCAGAAACCTTAAATCCACTAATAGTAGTGGTTATATCTAAGCCAGCCTGATCTCCTGGGTAATACGCAATCCCATCAAATGCGCCAGTTGCAAATCCGCTAAATCTACTGGCATATTCCTTATTTCTTGTTTGATTTGATGTAGCGGTAAACGACTGAATGTCGAAGGAAAAGCAAAGAGAGTCATTTTTCGATGTTACTATCGGATCTCCGTCAGTATTATTTCCACTAAGTATGATTCCAGTCGTAAAACTTGGAAATAGAGATTGTTGACCAGTGAATGCAATAGCGCCAGTTTCAGTGAAGTTATATCCTCCACTAACATTCCTTATGAATCCAATATCTAATCCAGTTACAATCCCACTAGAGGACGTTAAAAAGGGATACGACATTTCTCCAGTAGCAAATACTGTTTCTCCAGTATAAATCTGAGATGGTATATTGCCAGTATAATTAATTTCAAGACCAGTGCTATAGCCAGAGAGTGTTAAATACCCGCCGCCCAAGCTGGACTCAATCATTCCAGTTAAATTACCAGTGCCTATTATATTTCTAGAAATATCAAATCCTGGAATTGACCCAGCTATTTTACCAGTTTTAATATCATAGTCAGCATAACCACTATAGCCACTAATATTACCAAATGTAAAATGAAGTCCGAATGGATCATCTGTAAGATTTGGACCGTATCTTTCAGAAAATAAAACATTATAATTAAATATTCCAGTAGAATCCAAAAAGTCTGGTCCCAATAAACTCAATAAGTATTCGTATTCCCTCGTAAAACTAATTAAGCCGCTTTTTGTAAAAGTTCCAAAGTCTGAAACAAAAGATATTGGTATCAGTACTCCAGTTCCAGTAGTAACATTTGAAATTTGATTAATTAAAAAGTCTCTACTAGATTGACCCTCTATTATTCCAGTATTTTGTCCAGTATTGAAATTGAAAAAGTTAGATAATTCTTCAAATCTTCCAGAAAATATATTAAATGATATTCCCTCACTAGAATTATTGCTAACCTTTAAACTTCCAGTTAAATTACTATTTTCGAATATTCCACTAATACTAATTACTGGCTCTACTCCCATTAAACTAAGTTCCGAAACTACTCCATTTTCAGTAAAGTTATTTATGTAGCCAGTGCCATTTTCATGGTAAGAATTTATAAGTACATTATTAACGAAATAATTATTATAATTCCCAATTTTATTCCCAGAAACGGAGAAAGTATCTTGATTCTTGTAAGAGTAGAAAAAGTTATTATCAGAATCATAAAGCTTTCCGCTTTCGCCACTAAAAACAATCCTATCTTCAATAGAGCCATCTCCAGTATTTATAAATGAAAACCCAAATGAAATATGATCGTCCCTTTGAGGCCGTACAAAGGCTTGATAAGAAAAGTTTCCTGACTGGGTTCCAATTGAGAATGACATATCTTTTTATTTTTAGATGAATTTATTTGGGGTATTTAAAGAACTTTTTATTGAATACACATTCTTCTTTGGAGGTGATGAATTTGGATTGCCGACAAGAACTGCACCCCTTGGCTGAGTTAGTAATTCTTTACTAGGTAAAGTAAAGTTTCTATTGCCAATCGTATAAGTAGTTTTTACGCCGTTGCTACTAATACTTATATCTACGCTTTGTAGTCCCTTTTCTATAGAAGAGGTATAACCTGGTACATCTATATTGTTAATTGTAAAAGTTTTTTCGATCTTTTTCTGCGTTATAGTATATCCCAAGTTTGGATAATTATTTAATGATCCGCCTATTCTAGGAGTATCACCAAGCCTTACATTGTCGCCCTCTACTCGAAGTATGTCTGATAAGCCCGCTACTTGATTTGGTGATGTGTCCAAATCGACGTCAGTCCTAATTGTATTAGAACTATAACTTGGCTGAGTAAAAGCTAGTGCCTCTACAGCAGATGTAAAATTCTCGTTGTTTCCTCCCCCACCACCAACGTTGCCATTTTTATCGATTCTTTGACCCTCCACTCTCAGAGTCTGTTTGTTCTCGTATTTAAAGTTTATTCTTGAGAATATATTAGAGAAGTTGATATTCTTAAGAACTGCTGCAAACTTCAAATTTGGATTATATCCGTTATTTCTAGCCCTGTATCTAGCGGCACTACTTACTTCTAAAAATATTACAGACTTATTTAAATTTAATGAGCTAACACTATCATAAACGTCGAAAGCCAAATCCCACGGAACGGTTGCATATATTCTATGATTACCTTCAGCGTTGCTACTCCGATCCTCATTGACATATTCAGTCGTATCCTCTATGTCATACTTTAAATCCGCACCAATAGCCCAATTGTATCTAAGATATTGGGCTTTAGCTAGATTATTCTCGTAGGTCATGAATTGCGCAAATTTTTGCTTTACAGTTTCCACTGTGACCGTATCGGAACTATCTGACTCAATATATGAGATTATGTTATAATCCTGATATAAATCATCCTTTGGATCAAAAGCCTTTTTTTGGTTAGCGCTCAAAACATTGACGTCACTATATCCAAATACACTTGAATATTCCGATGTATACTCCTTGCACAAATACAAAGCAGCGAAAGCAAAAAAAGTCTCTCCTATCGCAGCAGCTTTGCCTAGATTTATAGCAAATCCTGGATTATCCCAATACTGATCTGGCCTGTCAGTAGGCCTATAAAGTGTTATCTGTGTATCTGATGTCTCTTCAAATTCCCCATACGTAGTTCCGCCTCCTCCACCAATAGTTGTTTGATTTCCGCCACCAGCATTTATATCTTTACCAGCCTTGCCGAAATAAACGGAGTGACCTTTTGATATCGTATCTCTCAATGAGAATGAGCTTTTTTCAGATATGAAGTTAACTCCGTTAGGGAAAACTGGAGAAATACTTTCAGTAAGATCTATAAACTGTATCTTACCAGACTCATTAAAAAAAAATGTAAATCCATATAGGGAACCCCAAGAACTTAATACGCTTCTTAAAGTACCAGTAGTGTCCTTCAATATGTCATCATCATGTCTGACTAAAGCTGTATTTATATTTGCAATTTTCCCTGGAATTTTTTCCAATAGCTCCTTAAGGTTATATAAATAATCTGGGAGCTGCCTGGCATCCTGAGAGGAGGTTGATCTAGTTACTGGAATCGATTGTGTATCTCCTTCGCCTTGCGATTCTTCTACTGCAAAGTATCCTTGGCCAACTAGTATTAAAGACTCGTCCGTTGCCGTTTCGTCAAAATTTCTCCCCAATAAAGCAACGAATTTTTTATCTAAAAGTAGAATTGACTTGTCGTTATAAGTGACGGTCAAAATTCTTCCACTAAGACTATTATCTATGGAGTACTCTATCGCAACCATATTGAGTTCTCTTGATCCTAGACTTATCTTATCACTATCAAAAACATTCAAACTATCTTCGCTTATAGTATAAGTGCCATCATCGCTCGAAACAGTTAATGTTAACTGCGTGACTTGCGTCCCAAAGCCAATAGAATAAGATGCACTAATTATTAGTCCACCGTACGCTGAAGTACTCCCATTCAAAGTAACCTTGTCTGTTTTTCTTATCGCCATTCCTTTATCTTATTACACTTAATTGTAATCCATTTTAAACTTAATCAAACTAAAGATCGAAAAATCCACTGGCTCCAGTTAGATAAGATCTATATACTGATCCAGTTGATAGCTCGCTCTGATAATTTCTATTAACAAATAGAGACTTTACTCCGCTTGGAATAAGCTGCTTTTTATTAGATGTTAGGTCTGAAGATTCACTAGTCTCTAAATATAGATCACGGCGCAGTCTCAGCCTACCAAAATAATTGGTAGAGGAGTCTCTAAAGAATTTCCCCGAAGATGGTATAACATTAGACTGGTGTTGACCACTCTGAACTCTAAAGCCAATAGCTAAAATTTCTTTAGTTGAGTCAGATGCTTTTATTGCGGTGAACGAGTTGTTAATTGCGTCTCCAGTATAATCCAATCCAGACGCTAGCTTATACCCTTTTTTGAAAAACAAGTTATCGTGTACGCTTATATTATTGCTACCACTAAAGACACTTTTTACTGCAAAGTCATTAGCATCGTAAAATACTTTTGAGCCAGTATTATTACCGCTTAATATTACCTTACCTAGTTCTATTGAACCAGATTTATAAAAATTTTCTAGACCAGCTGATGTTATGGTAGAGTTTGAAAATCTCAAAAGACCATTAGAAGAGACTCTAAATTCGGACCCATCATACTCTTGATTAATTGAAAATCCAGTCCCATCTAAGCTTGCAAGAGATGTCTTATTTAAGAAATTAAAATTTCTAAATTCATTAGAATAATCGTCTTCTTTTTCATATAAAGCTAAAGAGTTGAAGCTATTTATGCCAGTCTGTTCTTGACCAAACGATTGATCAAAATACTCGCCAAGATAAGTAATTTCGCTCATTCCATACTCAGAAAGCCTTCTTCTGTCGCCACTCATAACATTCTTAAGTCCAGAAATGTCATTGTTTCCAGTATTGAAAATAGTAGTAGCTCTTAACCCACTAGACAAGAACCCAGTGATGTTAACGTTTTGATATATATCCGTTCCATTGATAACTTCATCGGTTCCAGAGAATTGACGAATCAACCCAATTACGCCAGTTGAATCTAATGTAACAACCTTTCTATATATTGGAACTTCTTCGTTTCCTACGCAATACTGCGGTAAGTTTTGTAAGAACTCTATCTTTTCTTCTCCAGATGCTATAACTCCCGTTTCAATAACATATTGATAAATGTCAGAGTAACCAGTAGTATATCCAGTGCCAGTCAAAATACTGCTTGTAGAAAGTATGCCAGTTACTCCAGTTAAATTATATTCATAGCCACTAACTCCTCCAGTAATTCCAGACTCTATCAAGAAAGGAATCCCACTCTTAGTGTCCGACCAAAAGCCAGAAGCAAGTATGTTTGCATCTACAGTTGAAATGTTTTGATTTAAGTATACAAAATCGTCCATAAAGCCAGAATAGCTTTTTTGATTTTGCCCACTACCAATTAAAAATTTGTTACAAGGAAGAATCTCGTCAGATATAACACTTTTGATTTCACTCTCAAAAGATTTCGTACTATTATTATAAGCTAAAAAGTAAATTGAGTCATCGAACTTTCTTAGTCCTATTAAGTTTTTATCTGATAGCTGCAACAAGCTAGTTTGTATATCGTATCTTTGATTTTGATTATCAAAATATTCAAAATACATTTTATTTGCAGAATTTATCCCAAAAGAATATCCACTTTTTATAACGTTGTCGTCAAAACAAGAAAATAAAACTCCATCTCCAGTATAACGCTTATCCTGAGACAAGAGTACGGTAAAGTCTCTAGAGAATAAATCTTGTTGATTATTTATTTCTAAATATCCGTAATTAAAATTTCCAGAATTTCCATTTCCAGTAAAGCTATCAACGTTTCCTATTATAGAAGCAGAGTTTGAGCTTAAAATATTTATATCTTGCCCAATAAAAAAAGAAGCAAAGTTTACAGAATTGTATCCTGAAACATCGACGTCCTCTAATACTATAAAAGAAGAATCTTGCGTAATTAAGGGGCTTCCTGACTGTGTGACTAGCTGAGTATAAAATTCATCACTAAAATTATTAAAGTCATAGTATACTGGCATGTTGCCTGTATCTAGTTTTAATATTCCAGAATAAATGTAGTTTATGCCCCTTAAGCCCATATGTTTATATTACACCTTTTATTCTGCATCCTGCGAAAATTGCCTAGATCTGTCTTTAATCTTTATACCCATCTTGTCGGCTTCTTCATGCGTCATGCCAACCACATCTACATCTTTTCCGCCAGACACTTCTTCTAGCTTGGACCTGGAATTTGCTAATCTAATAATTTCGTCAGGATCTTCGCTTTTTATATTTGGATACCTCTCAAAGATTGTTGTAAATGTTTTCGCGTAATTAGCTAAATTAGTTTGATGGAAGGATAGCTTGCAAATCGGTTTTCCGAAATACTCAAAAGCATTATTACATATTCTCCAACTAGAAGTAAAAAACTCTTTAGTAGATACCATTTTTATACTTTCCGTAGAAATATTTTTAAGACATTCCGACTGTATTCTAAAGTATTTTTGCACATCTAAAGACGGGTCCTGCTTCTCGTCTTCGCCAAGCAAAGGTTCTTCAAATTGTTTATCTTTAAAAAGACTATTTAATAAATAATATTCATTCAATCTCCTGTCGGCGATACTTTCACAAGAATGGGTTAGAAAAGAATTTTTTTTATTAATTAAAATAAACAATTTTTGCTCAAGTTCGTCAATATAATCTAGTTGAATCTTCTTCTGAGAGTGAAGAAGAAGCTTCTGAGAGCTTTGCCTAGTATGATCTATTAGTTGCTCTAAATCTTCAATTTCATAATCCTCTTGCTTAGACCACAAATCCTTGGACTTTGCTTGAGCTAAAAGCTCTTCATTATTTAGTAGCTTCTTTTTCCTGAGATTTTCGTAGAAAGAATCATACTCACATTCAAAATCTACATAGTCGTCTAGAGTCAAATGCTTAATATAAAAATTTTCATCTTTATAATAAGAGAAGCCTTTTAATATGTCAGAAAGAGCTGAACGAAGCTTCGACTCTTCTTTCAATTAGCCCTCCTTTTTTTTCGAAACTTCTTCTAAAGGTTCCTCTTGAGCTTCTTCTGCAGGTTCCTCTTTAGCTTCCTCCAAAGGCTCTTGCTCTTCTTTAAAGTAGGAGTCATAATAGGATTGAAACTCCTCCTCCGTCTGAGCGAGATCTAGATACCATATTGTAAACAAAAATACAAACCTATCGATAACTGAACTCCAAAATTCCGATTCATCTCCAGCCCTTAGATCGTCAACTTTCTCATATTGTAATATAGCTCTTTTTTGAAAATCTTCTTCATCGACATCAAAAATTGGATCTCCATCCAAACAAGAGTAATTTAACATACAGAAGTCAACAGTCTTATCTCTGGCTTTAATCTCTGCCGTATTATCATATATTGCAGAATAATAAGATGTGAATTTACGCATATCTTCTTGTATCTGCACAATTTTAGCGTAAAGCTCAAACTTCTTTTCAGAGTTTGATTTTTCTCTAATCAGCTTTTCTTGACTTTCTGCCAATTCCTTTTGCAGGTTGAAATAATAAGTCTGATCTTTCTTTGGTAGAGCGGTATCGCTATTATCAGCATAATACTTATCTACGGAAGCTTTCGTCTGAACTCCCATGTTCATTAACTTTGAGAGCATGGCTGCGTAGTAAATCTCCATTTCCTCTCTCTCGGTTCTATTAGGTTGCTTGAGCGTGAACTCGTAATCCTTATCCTTATTCTTTTCCTTAAAACTAAATAATTTTTTCATTTATTCTCCTGAGTTTAATTTCGTATAATTCTCTCCCTGATCCCTAAAGAAACGAATAGTATCATTACCCTTATCTAAAACTCGATTTCTTATTTTTTCGAAATCGTCGTCCTCTATAGAGTACTTTTCCTGTATATCCTCTAATTGATAAAGGAAGTCCTTGAACAAATGCTTGATACACCTTTCGCCCAAAAACTCAAAATAATAAAAATCCTTTTCTTCCATGCCTATATCTATATACAGACATTTAACTAGTATGTGAAATAGTTAAACCTTAAAATCATTTACAACTGAATAGTTGGGAGCCGTAAAAAGATTATTATTACTTTCAAAAGAGTATCTTGAATTTAGAGTTATCGATAGTGGGTCCCCAGTACCAATCGATACTCCTTCTAAATTTAAAGATTGAAGCTGCCCATATTCGCTAAGTATATCATTCGACTTATCTTTCAATGAGGATACCAATTGATCCATAGACTGAGAACTTCCAGTTTCAAGTATAGCATCTAAGGATATGTCTAAATATGCTCTGTTTTTAACCTCCAAGTCAATTGTATCATATTCTCCACCCTTGCCTGGAAGTGGGCTTGACGCTATAGAAATCTTAGACGGAGTAAACGATAGAGATGTATTCACTTCCTTAAAAAAAACTTCCTCTGGAGCGTCTTTATTATCAAATGACTGATCGAAATTTATAGCGTATGTATCAGAGTCCCTTGAAAATGAGTCAGCAGTAACTCTATTGCTTAAAGACTTTGGTGCATTTCCTCCGAAAAAAGCATTAAACTCTCCATTAGCTATATCGAATATATCTATCTCCTCAAAAGCGCTTTGTATAAGTCCAGACCTTACAGACTTATCGGCAGATGATGTTACAGATCCTCCTACAGAAACGGATACTAAAGAGGTTCCACTATTGATCGAGATGTCTGTATCAACTCTAACCTGATCCTGTATAGATTCATCATCACCAAATGAGTATGAGAAGTTTATAGAGTTATTAAATAGGTCTTCAGTAATATTCTTCTGCAGTGGCTTTTGTCCAATAGATGCTGAACCAAATTGGTTTATCAGAAATTCACTAGCCGTAGAGAACCAATCATAAGTTAAAAATCTATCCCTAATTATAGATATTGGATCACCTATGCTTCCCTCTAATCTACCTTTTATTGAGATAGAATTTGGAGCGTCAATAGATGAGTCTATATCTGCCGAATATCTTAATATACCAGAGTTTCCATACAAATCAGAAGAGTAACTTTCAGTTACACTATAAGTTCCTTGAACTCTATCTATACTTTCTTGCAAAGAATTTAAATTTAAAGAGTAGTCCGAATCCTTGCATATAAAATGAGGAGAAATGAAAGTTTGAGTAGATCCAGTCCTTTGTTTGACGTAGTCTATTGCATTCTGTAATGAAGATGATTTGTCATATGAATCGGCTTGAGGAGTTTCTATGCCCCTTGCACTTATGAGGTGAGAAATTGAAACTATCCCATCATCACTTTCTTCAAACGACCAACTCTCCGCTGGATCTATAACTCCATAATTATCACCAAAATAATCTACTGGGTAAGCAGTAAAACTAATATTATAATCAATAATTTTATTATATTTGCTTTGCCCGAAGTCGATAGAATCAATCTTTACTCCACTCCTTACCATTACCTCTGCTTCATAAGGCTTAAAATCCTTAACTATAAAAGTTCCAAAGTCTTTTGAAAATCCGCTAATCAGCTTCAATTGTTCTGACCTAAGATCATTGAAGTCCCTTCCAGTAAGCTGACCATTTAGAGAGTACGATTCCTCACTCCCAAAGTTTTCCCCATACTTTAAAAAATTCTCCTGACTACTCAAGAATGGTGTTGGTTGATCACCAAAGTCAAAGCTATCGTAAATTATTTTAGTTGGAGTCATAATGTAGCTCTATTCCTAACCAGTTTGTTGAATTTATATTTTACAGATACTTCTAATGCATTTTTCTCTAAATTGTATTGGTAAGTTGCGCCATCAATATAAGTATCATTATAGGTCTTTACATGCTCATTAGCTACACCCTTTGCCTGGTCAAGAAGATCATAAAGCGTATCTTCCTCTTGCCCGTTTATAGATATTTTTAAGTCTCTAGATCCCTGGCTTGTAGTATCTATTTTTTGTACAAATTGCTTCTCACCCAAGGCGGAGAAATTAGCAAATGCATTAATTGAATCGTCATCGTTAACCGAAATAGAAACTCTTCTTCCGCTTACCAGAGAAGAGTCATCGGAAAAGGTATAGTCGTAGTCTATAGAACTTCCATTCGTTTTTTTATTATAAGAACAATCCTCTAGGCTCAAATCTTTAATCCCACCTTGCTCCTGATAAAAACTATAACATCTTCCAAAGATATTTTCTTTTTCTATATTGTAGCCATTCACAGAGTTTTGCATTTTTTCTGCCTCAGAGTCGCCTCTTCCCAATATACTTGCTTCCTCAGAAATCTGCATAATGTCTCCTAGTCTTTGCATGGAGAGTGTTGAATTCAAAATATAATTTTCTCCATAATTAGAATCAGCATCGTTAAAGGATATTGTGTAGTTAGCCTCGCCAGCAAAATTATCAATACTTTGAGAAGTAGAAATGGCTCCAGAAGGTAGAGCTGAGGAATTACCATATGCTAGATAAATTTCACTACATCTACCATAAGATCCGCTTATTTCACTTTTTATAGCTTCTGATAGATCAACTTCTATAGAAAAGGATTTTGCCTTTATTGAGCCATTTTCAGAAACAGAGATTATCCCGTCTGTTTGCTTTGTGAAATTCTGAGAGTGCTTTACTGAATATTTTTCAAATTCAGAAGTATATGTAGAAAATTTTCTAGAAATACTAACCGAGTTGTTTACTAAATCGTAGGATTCATTAAATTTCTCGTCTATTGCCCCAGTAAAAAAATTGTGTCCAGGAAAACTATCTAAAAGCTCAAAGGGCGCTTCTACTGTTTGAAAAATTTCCGCAGCTAAACCTTTTGCTCTTTGAATAGGGGTGATTATCACTCCATCGCCACTAGCATATTTAATATTTATACTATGCGTATAAGAAAATTGATCACCGTCCCTGTTAATATTAAAATCTTCAGAAAAATCCTCAAGCAGGTATGGCGATTCTAAAATGGTGTTGCCAGTTACTAAGGGAGCTAATCCGCTATAATATTTGCCAGAAAGATTGCTTAAATTTCCAGATTGAAAGCCTTCGATTGATAGATTGTAAGTAGAGTACTGTAAAGAGTTTGCATCGTTATTACTAAAACTTAATACCCTGCCTTTTCCAAAGTCATTTCCATTTAGTATTATTGGCTGATAATCTTGAAGACCAGTTCTAAAAAACTCAGAAGCGCTAAGTAATCCGCTTACACCAATATCATTTTGAAGATCTATGAAATACCCTTCTATCTCATACTCAACTCTTGAACCGAATCTAAAATTGGAATTTAAGAATTGATTTGTTTTTTTAAAACCTAATAAACTAGCATTATTAAAATTCACTTTTATAATTAATCACTGATCGTGTCTACAATTGATTCTAAATTTCTCCTAAACTCTTCAACCGCTTCTTCTACTGAACCCAACCTAGCTATGCTGCCGTCTGGAAGCTTTATATCTATATTAGTAACAACATCAGTGGTTTTAATTACTCCCTCTGCAAGCCTTTCACTTAGCTCACTAGATGCTTTAATAAATTGCTCTTGAGTAAGAGTATTTGCATTTAATTGTTCTACTAGAGTGGCTATAGCATCTCTATTTACCAACGCTGCGGCCTCCTGCACCTTGAGTGCAGCTAATACATTTGCTGCAGAGTCTGCTGCGGTGGAAGATTGATTACCTCCTTCTACAACTGGTGGCGCTCCAGGAAGCCTACCTTCGGTTGGAGTAACATCACTCAATAGTGATGCTAATGTTGGGCTGACCACCTTGAGGGATTCGACAACAGCAGCTAAACCTTGGTTGATTACTTCAAAGCCACCAATCTCTTCACCTGTATTAGTTTTAACCTTAACTAGTTCGTCTAAGTCCAGTTTAACGCCCTGATCAGATAAACGGTCAAATACACTTTCTAATCTTGCAGGTAAATCCGCAAGCCCTTCAGGAGTTTGATCCCCTATACTCAACTCTCGTTCAAAAATGCTCCTAGCTCTTTTACTCTGTAAATCGGTTAGTTGACCCCCTTCGCCTTTTGATCTAGTAACAAGATTGAACTGCTCTCTAAGTACATCAGAAGCCCCCTTTAATGCTTGAGCCTCTGGAGAATCTTTATCAGCCAGCACTTCTCTAATTGGATCTCTTCCAGGCAAACCCGTTCTATCTAAGCCTAAGAAAGTTTCTCTCATTCCCTTTCTAATTTCTTCAGTAAGACTACTACCCGCCTTATCTTCACCAAATAATTGTGAAAGGTTCTGACCTCCCGTCTTTGACCCTAAATCGTTTAATGCTGCTTGAGACACTCTCTGATTTTCGCGCTGTTGATTGATAGCTACTGTATCCGCAAGTGACTGATTTGTATTTGCGACAAGAGCATCTCTATTTGCTGCCAGGCTAATTGCCAACTTTGTAAGCTCTTGTTTCAAATCCTTATCTTTTGTCGTTCCTATTAGAGAGTTTATATCGCTAATTGAAGCTCCTTCATTCGCAACCTTTTCCAAGATAGGGGAAACCTCAGCTCTTTGCTCTGGTGTGAATGTGGACAATCTATCTTTAAAAGCAGATTGGACACCCCCTGAAGCACCTAAGTTAAGATCCTTCAACCCATTTTTAAGAGCTGTTTGCAGATCACTTATCTGAAGGTTCTGCTTATTACGTGTCTGGTCAAAGCCCTGACCAGAAAGAAACTCCAATTGATTTTGCTTGAGGTTGGACGCTCTACTAACTTGACCCCTTTGCGTTATTCTAGCAGCAGCAGACTGGCCAGCCTGAGCTTGGAACAAATTAGATGAAGCATCATCAGAGTCTCTGTTAGCTCCTGCAACTTTAAAGTTCGCATCTGTTATCGCAGCGGTATTTTGCTGTTGAATTATATTGGTCTTAATGGAGCCTTTTCCAATCTCTTGCTGGAATAGGTTTGATAGAAGCCTATTTTCGTCGAACTGAAGAGCAAAAGCTTTTGCAGTTTCCTCTTCAAGACCCAGCGCAAGTAGCTTCTGGAGATTAGTTCCAGACGCCTCTAAAGTGGAAAAGTCAACATTGTCAAGATCTATATCCGCTAGAAGGCCTCCAACAAAAAGAGATACCTCTTCTTTTGTAATCTTACTAAGATTAAGTTCCGCCTGGTTTGTTACTCTTGATACTGGCGATCCAAAGGCATATTGACCGACACCCTTAATAGTAGTTCTCTCCGCCGCTATAGTAGCTCTCCTATCTTTAGATTTTGTAGCGAAATCGTCGAAAGCCGCCTGTGTTGACGCTGTCCTTATTTTTGACTGCCCCTCCCTTTGGAGGTCAGCCAATATCTCTCTTCTTGCCTCTGGAGTTGCAGTAACAAAGTCTTGCTGAAGCTTTCTCCCTCTTTCTGATTTGCCAAGATTTGGATCGTTCTGAAAATCATTAAACGTTCTTTGTATATCAGAGAACAGGGCCGCTATCTGTTTTCCTGATGCAGTTCCACTTTCAAATGCATCATTTAGTCTAAACTGCGCATTTACATATGCCTGTGCAGAAGCTATATTCTTTTTATAAAAATCTTGCTGCTCGCCCAGAGTCTTGGAATACTTGCTGGCATCATCATTGGCTGTAGCAAGCGCAGCACTAACTCCACCCAGTATACCCCCAACTCCAGCACCTATTGCAATACCAATCGGATTCCCAGAAAATGCACCCACACTTGCTCCAGTCGCAGCCCCACCTAAAGCACCAGATGCAATTGACCCAGCCCTTTCATTTCCAGTTGCCTTTGCAATCCCCTGACCAACTACTGGCGCTGCCAAAGCCCCAGCAAAGCTAAGTCCAAATCCAGCCCCCTGTAGTCTTTGTCCTCTAGCTATTTTTCTAGATTCAACCGATTCGTTAAATTTAGCTCTAGATTCTGATGAAAGTCTTCTTCCAGAAGGTGATTGCAAAATGCCTTTTGCTTTTTTGTCTAGGCCACTATCAAGACCAAATCTACCCTTCCCAGACTTCTCTAATTGTGTTTGTGCATCAGCCAAAAGAGCATCTTGAACGGCTCTTGCTGTTGTGGCTTCAACTTGCTTAAAATTAACTAGTCCAGCTTTTACAATATTTTGCCTAAGCTTCCTACCTTCTTTTGACCTACCAAGCTCAGCAAATGATACAGGTCTTCCCTGAGCTTTAGACTCTTTTTTTAATTCGGCTTCTATAAGATCAAACTGCAGCCTTGTTTTAAATTTCTTGAACGTGTCATCGCCACCTCCGCTAGGTATTTTGCCAGCAGTAAAATCGTTTTTAAATTGCTTGTACTGCCTCTCTTCCAAAGATTTACTAAAGTCAGTTGCTTTAGGTGGAGCATTTTTTGCCTGCTCGGCTAAACTTGGCTGTATTACTGCTGGCGGCTGAAAATCATTAGTGCTAAAAGCTCTGGAACCTGAAGAGCTTACATCTGATGCTCCACCTGTTCCAACAAATCTCCCTTGACTATCTCTAACGGAAGATGTTCGTGTCGGAAATATTCTAGTCCTTTCACCAGCACCGCTTGGTGGAGTTTTTGGTGTAGCTCTACCAGAACCTCTAGCAGCTTTCTGACTTGCAAACGAAGCCTGCTTAGCCGCAGCATCCCTTAAAAGGGGTGGAATTTTAAATGATTGACCCGATGCAATACCAGATTCGATCCTTCTCAAATCTCTGTTTGTTAGAGATTGACCAGATCTCAGCCTCTTCATCATCCTTTTTATTTCGGAATCTCCAATATTGACCCTGCCTTCTGCAAAATTAGGTATATAGGTAGCTCCCCCAGCTCTAACCTTTCTTATATTAGAGAGTTTTACATTTTTGGTTACTTGTTCGCCACCCTGCATACCTCTAAGAGTAACCATCTGATTCTCCCTTTGGTATTGCTTCCAGCTAGAATACCCCTTAGGAGGCGGCTTTCCAGCCTTAGATGACTGACCAACCATAGATGAATGCTGAACCCCTGTAAGCTGTCTAACTGAGTCAGAATTCTTACTGTAGTAGCTTACAGACTGAAATTTGGTGTTACCCATCAGAAGCTTGCTAAAGCCATCCTGAGAGGCCTTGTAGGTCAATCCCTTGATCATAGGGATCTTGCCTTTGGCAAAGTTTCCACCCATAGAGCTAATAGCAGAAGATCCTGCCATATCTCTATTCAATACAATGTCGCCACTCTTATTAGGTATTAAAATCTCATCACTATTCAATACGGCTGGCCCAATCTTGCCCTTTCCATAATTGAATGAATTTACTACTTTTACTTGCGCGTTTGAACTAGCTCCACCAACGCCATTGCTGATCGCCCTTTTTTCATTTTCTATTGCTCCCCCTAAAGTTCCTCCAGCAAAACCCTTTGTTCCTCTTCCTTTCCTACTTACATCTCCAGTAAAAACAGATCCACCAAGAGATACACCCTGCCTCGACAAGCTTTGCGCAGTTCTAATCGAACTAGATTCTAAGGCTTTTTGCGCAGCAAGTTGTTTAGTCAGCAAGCCTAATATAATTTGTTCTTTTTGTGCCTGTGAAGTTGCTAATTCTAGCTGTTTTAACTCGGAAGAGGTAGCTTGAGCTAACAAGCTTTGAATAACTCTCTGATTTGCTATTCGTTTTTCTGAAACTTTGTTTATACCACTGAGCTGAAGTAAACTTGCGCCACCCTGAGTGAATACATTTTTTAAAGTATTGGCAATAATTGCCAAGCCAGTTACAAATGCAGGACCAGTCAAGACTTTTACAAACCCTTCAGCAAGTGGCGCTAAAAGCTTAAGATCATTAGCTAGTAAAAGCACGTCCTTGGTAAGGTTTGCCAAAAAGGACCCACCTCCAATATCTTTGCCTTGAAGAGCTTCTAGCAATACATTTATATCCGTTACAATAGACTTGAAGAAGTCTTGAAGCCCAGCCTCGCCAAGGCCTGCAAAAATTTGACTTATATTGGCAGAGATTTGCTTACTAACACCCTCAATAGTTTGATTGTAAGCTAAGTTGGCTAGAATAGCTTCATTAGTTGCCTTGGTCGCAGCGTCTGTCGCTCCTCCAGCAATACTTTGTTGGGATGCTAAATCTCTAAATAGGGCCGACAATTTTGAAACCTGGAACTGGCCAGCAACAACTGTAGATATTTGAGTGGCAAGACTTCTGTTCCCGTCCTTTTGAGCTTTATCAATGGCTACAGATGCTGTTACTAGGTTATCAAAGGTTGCGGCAGATTCATCAACAGCGACCCCAAGTTCTTTCAACTGTGCGATTCTAGTAGGTAAATTAAGTCTAGTTAAAGCAGTCTTCAGACCTTGACCAATAGTAGCGCCACCCAAACCAGTTCTTTGTTTTATCGCAGTAATGAAACCCAGCAATTCTTCAAACGATATGCCAGCATCCTGAGCAACGGATGCCGATCTAGAAACCGCATCAATTAGATCTGTAGAAGAAACCGCAAAAGCAGTTTCAACTGCTCTCAACTTATTTATGACGTCAGTAGTCGTTATAGCAGAGGATGCAAAACCGTTAACAACCGCAGTTAAACCAGAAATTGCTTTCTCTGTGTTTAAAGTTGTTAGTCGAGTTAATATCAGAGCGTCATTTGTTCTCTTTAGAGTTTGCTCTACGCTCAAGCCCTGTCTGGCAAATTCCTGTGCAGCTTCAGCTACTTGCTGAAATCCCTGACCAGTATTCTTAGCAACCTTAAACAGCTCGTCACCAAACTTCGATATCGTATCGCTACTTCTTCCGAAGATGGAGTTAATAGCATTCAAGCTACTTTCCACCTGTACTACGGTGGTAGCCAATTCTAGGAAGGCTCTTCTTACCCCTTCAATGACGGCCACAGAAGCGCCGAAAGCGATGACACGGGCATTAGAAGCTTCAAGTGATTTAGTAAACTCATTTGCCTTGCCTGTAATTCTGCCTAAAGCCTGCTCACTTCGCTTTGTGTCAATTATAACTTTACGTTTTTCAAGACCACGCAACTGAGCATTAAACTCTCTTGTGTTTGAGAGTTTTACTTCCGCTAATATTTCTAAATCAGATCTAGCCATGCCTATATACTATTACACTAAAAAAAAGCCCACTGATAAAAAAATCAATGGGCTTTGTTTTTTAAATGAATATTTAAAATTTATGAACGACCTGCGTATCTCGCGTTACGATCTGCTTCTGTAGCGGCTCCGCTGAAGAATATGCCTTTTCCAGTTTCATCAACAGTACCAAGTGGGACTTGGAATGTTACAGAACCGTTTCTTGCAGATCCGATATCAAGAGATGTATTTTCCGATTCGAAGGTAGCACCTCTAACAACAATAGCGAATTGATCTGTATCTACCGAATTACCAGTACTTCCAGCAGTTACAATACTAAAGTCAAACTCAGTGTTCGATGTGCCGTTGAATAGATCAACAAGAGAACCTGTCGTCATATCAGTGACATTAAAATCGAAGCTTACTGTTCCATCAATTGGTGTTTGCAATGGGCGAGCAAAAACGAATTGACTTCCTAGTCTTTCAAGGTTGTCACGAGCAACTGGAACGCTAACGGAAAACGAATTGATATTCGATTCTGTAATGTTAACACCCATGTTACCCGAAAGAGTGCTGATGTTAAGCTTAATTCCACCTTGTTTGATGACCGCTGGCATTGTAGAACCTGCACCAGCAAAAGCTCCAGTGGAGTCTTGTGAGATTGCAGGAATATCATATTGCCACCCAGTAACCTTGTCTCCATTTTCTGGGAAAATTGCTGGAGAAATGTTGCCAGTACTATTAGAATTAACTACGTAATTAGAACCTTCAACAGAAACTGTAGATTCCATGAACCCGCCAACACTTGCGCTAACTTCATAATTAGTAATGAAGCCATTTGAAAGGCAAACTACGAAGTCTAGGTCATCTGCAGAGGTATCTCCATAAACGGACTTACCTTCTGGGACGAATTGCGCGAAATAGTTCTTGGAATCATTTGTAGAATCAAAGAATCCAGACAGGCAATTTCTCAAGCCAGTTGTATTTCCAGCAACAGTGCTAGCATCAAGGGACACTGGAAAGCCCAGAATAGCTTCGTTCAATCCATTATTAGTGAAATACGTGAAATCGAAGGTTGGGGTCGGTGCAGAAGTAGCTAATTTGGCAAGAGTAGTAGCTTGTCCAAATTGATTAACGTTCTGAAGAGGGTTGTCGAAAGAGTCGGAGAACGACTGTACTCTGAATAGTGGTCTGATTTGGTTATCACCGCTTGATCCACTTAATAGAGTGGTGTAACCGTAAAGACCATCTGCAAAGTGTCTGCCAGTTGCTGGCGAAGGGCCTACAAAGAGGCCAGCACTTTCATATCTTGTTTGAATTCTTTTTGCCATAGTTTTAAAAAAGGTTGGGTTATAATAGTTAATACATTTTATTTGCGAGACTGTGAATCATTTTCTTGGAAACCTATAGGCTATAATCGAAAATTCTGCATAGCCTATATTAAACTCTGAAAATTCATTATCTACACTATTTGTAGAGTTTATAGTCACCTTATCAATATAAGCTTTTTCATACCCACCGCTAAATGCTGCGTTGATATCATTGTAGCTATATTCTGGATCTTTTAAGTCACCCTTAAAGTCCCAAGGTATTTTTTCAAAGCCTCCTACCGAAAAGTAATTTTCCCTCAAATCTCTAAATATAGATAAAGCTCCATCCAAATCATAGTAATTATCAGTTAAAACTAAAGTCTGTAAGTTATAAGTTACTTCATCTAGGCCACCAAATGCGAGAGGCTCGCTAGAGCTATTCTTAGAACTGACTATAATGCATGGGGCATTTATTCTTAAATTATTCGATCCAGTTAAAAAGTTTAATGGGTCCTTGGATCTAAAAGCTTCTCTCAATAAAACCTGAGTTTCATTTTCTGGTTTAAAGTATACGTTAAAGTCCTTGTATGCGAATGCTCCCGACACTGGTGAGTCTCCAAAGTCTTCATGATAAGCGCCACCATTTAAAAAGTCTATAGACAATCCACTAGTACCCCTATTCACCTCTTCACCATTTACATAAACTCCACTTGGAATTATAGCACCAGTAATTGAGTGATCATAAACCCACTGACCATAAGGACTATTTGAAAAGGTTAGTCCATTAATATTATTTTGATCGTTTGGGTAAAAGATTCCAGTAGTATTAGTAAAAGCCTGCCCCTTCTCTAAGAGCCTGTTTTCTAGATATAGAGTAAAGTAAGACCCTAGCTTATGATCGTATTGCGGTATCATCTATTTCCCCCTCTGAGTTTTGTTTCAAAAAGACTTCTTAATCTGTCTAGATACGAACCATCTCTTGGCTCGCTCTGCCTGTTTATTGAGTTTTTAATCTGATAACCAAGCTCAGACCTACCAGCACCTGGCTTAAATAAGAATTTTTCAATACTTCCTAACCCCTCCTGCAACGCTTGCACCCAAGTCTTTGCAGTCCACGGTAGACTCAATCGATCATCATTATAAATTTCTGGCCTTGATGGATATTGTATTTGAAACTTGTAAAATGCTCTATTTTTATCTCTAGTAGTGCTAGGCCTAGTATTCAGTTGAATTTTTTCTTCGAAAGATTCTTTTATATCTTGTACTGGATTTTGTGATGGCTCTAAGCCGAAGTAACCTCTTGTTTTATCATCAGACTGAACCATTTGTGACGACCTATCAGAGCCAACCTCCGACAAGAACTGTCTCTTAGATCTTTTGAAATCGGCAGACATTTTTTTTATTGCGCTAGACCTAGCCTTTCTTCCAGTTAGTGCTTTCGTAATTTTCTTATTTATCTGTGCCTTGAAGATTGCCATTAGTTGATTTTCTCTAGGAAGTAAGTGTAGAAGTTGTTTTGCAGCAAGCCGTGTCTTCTTGGTTCTGAAATTAAATCATAAAACTCTTCATCCCAATAAACGTCCTTTGAGTCTTCTAAAAAATCTCTTCCCGTTATATCAGTTACTAGCTTAATTCTAGGGCTTGCTGCAACACTACCCTGATTGCCGTCTATTGGTTTAAATTCAGTACCCCTGTCTAGATAATATGCCCTAGCCAAAAACATTCCACTGGTTTGAGTTTCAACAGTTTTACTATTCTCAATGCTATTTTGATAATAAGAGTTATGAGCGCTACTCTCACTAATAACAGTAGTAGTACCTTTTTTGATAGCAAATAATTTGTTTTTACTAGCAAAAAAATTATGCAAACTCATCATTCCATCATTAACACTATCTTGCTGACTGTCGGTCAATACTATCATTAATACTTGAAGCCAGTTAAATTCTCTTGAGGGTCTCTTGGTCCAGACCTATTATGTTTATATAGATTTACTAAATCCGTAGACCTGTTATCCATATCTCTAGCAATTTTATATATCTCCACAGATGAGTCCCTACTCCTTTCAAAAGTAACTGAACTTTCGTCATCCTTTATAGAGATAATGTTTCCGCCACTAGAGCTTTTTATTAAGATATCCCTAGATAGATTTGTATAATACTCAACATAGTATAGAGACTTTAAGATGTCTTTTTCGTCTTGATGTAATAGAGGTACATATTCTCCAGAATTTAAACTGTAGTTAGTAGAAATCTTATTGTTTAATTTCCCGACGTTATATTCTAGCCAAAGGTTTATTCTATTTTGACTTGGTTCGCTAGGGAAATTTAACTCTTGATGAAGCTCATAAGCAACTCCTGTTAATTGGTACGTAGACATAACTATTATTACAGTTAAAAAACCCTACAAAGAAATTAAATCCCCTTCTTCAGAACTTCATCTAGCTTCTTTTGTTTGGTCTTAGTCAGCTTTTTTGATAAATCTTGATTCATCAATTGACCAGTAGATTTTCTGAATGCAGCCAAGCATTTTTTTTCAAAAGTTTCTCTACCTTTCAAGGATCTGTTTGGCTTAATACCAAATTCTTCTAAACCATGCCTATATAGTTTTTCCATAGGCATCTTACTAATAAGAATTTTATAATCCAAAAACTGAGAAACACCTGCTACTGACTTTTTATTACCCAAAGCGCTTACCAAAGTATCGCTGCCATTAATTTTTCCATTAATTTTTTCCATATTATTATATACAGGTGTAGCGTACTTTTGGGAAAATTCTAAACTTAGACACAAAAAAATCCCGCCATTTCTGGCGGGATTAGTTTTGATTTTATTAGTTCTAGATCGCGATAGCGAAGAGGTTTCTTGGCTCAACGCTAAGATAACCTGCTTCAGTTGTTCCGTAGAATCCAACCTTACCTTCTCTGGCAACAAACTGGTTGTCAGGAAGAGCATTGAATGTTGAACCACTTTCACTGTCGTTGATTTCAACTTTAACAAGACCGTTAACATCAACAGATCTGTTGATACCAAGAACGATTTGCTCAGTAGCACCATTGAAGACTGCAGTACCAGTACCAGCATTATCAACATAAGCGTTATTACCTGCAAACGCATCGAAGATAGTGTTGAAGTCCTGACCTACGCCCATTTCAACCATTTGGATGATGTTGCAACCATACAGGGTTGGGATACCAGCAGCACCATACACTTCGTTACGAAGCGACTCAGGAGCAGCAATGCCGTCCTCTGTGTTAGCAGGAGCGCCACCATCAGCAGCAACAGTATTCATTGGGTTATAAGCGATAGCGCGAATGTCTTCAACGATTTCAGGAGAAACTAGCATATCAGTAATGCCACGAGCGCCCGAAGCGTTAGGAGTTCCGCCAAGAGCAGAAGTAACGATACGAGAAGCAAGAGTTTCGAGTCGGTTCAAGTCGGCAAGAACGAATCTGCCAGCTTGGTGCGAACGAGTAACGTGATACTGACCGTTAGTTTGAACATTAGCAACCGAATCAAGGATTGGCTGGATGCCTTGGCGCTTCATCTTGAAACGAACTTCGTTGATCATCTTGCGAATACCATTTTCAGCGTGTTGAATACGTCCAGCCTTAAGATACTTGCGATACATTGCGATAGCAGCTGTAACTACGAAAGTAGTGAAGGGGATGTCATCAGCACCAGTCAATTGGCTGTATGCAAGATCGCCTGGTTGGCTAGAGAATGTTACACGAACATAATCTGGCTTATCGACGTTATAAAAATCATCGAGAGGAATAGTGCGAGGCTCAAACTCTCCAACGGAAATAGTATCATACAAAGAATCGATGATATTAGTTTCGTCAAGAACCTTTCTTGCAAGAGGGCCAACTAGGTTTGCGAAAACCTTCATTGCTTTTGCAGAAGTTTCCTCGTCACTCGAACCCATTGCCTTAATAAGGGCGATTTGTTCTGGTTTTTCTTTTAGTTTAATTTTCATTTTAGTAGTAACTTGTATTTTAGAGTGACAGTTGGATTAGAACATCAGACTGACGTGTGCCAGTGCTTGAGATAACTTTGCCGATTTGCAGAGCAGCAGCAGAAACAGCGCCTGTAACAACAATAGCAGATGTATCAACAAGAGCAAATGTGCCAGCAGCTCCAGCCTTAAGACCAGAACCAGGAGCAGGAATGCCGCCATTGAGTTGATTTGCATCAATCCAGAATAGACCTTCTGTAGCAATTTGAACTGGCTTGCCAGAAGCAACGTAACCATTTTCGTCAGCCCAACGTTTGTTGAAGCCATCGACTTTATTCCCGTTAGCGTCTACAGTAGCAGTGCCTTCGAGGGTGATGCCAAGAACCTGAGCAGAAGTATCTCCTGCTGCGGTTTTAGCGACTGAATATGGAGCTACTTGCTGATTGCTGTAGATACCATCATAGGAACCTCCTACTGGGGACGAGCTGTAATAAGTGTCACTGTCAGGATCGTACGAAGAAACCTTAACGAGATGACCAGCCTGACCAGTGAAGTCCGTGCGGAACTCAGAAACGATCTTATGAGGAGGAACGTTGCGAGTTGGTTTTAGGATTAGGTCTTTATATGCCATAATTTATTTTTTTTATGTTTGTTTTTATTTACCCGCAAGTTCGAATTCGAAGTTTTCAAATTCATCTTTAAGGGATTTGTATTCATGTTGAGAGTTAGTAACTTCTTCTATTGCTGAATTAGAAGCTTCGGTGATTACCGCCTCTGCTTCTTCTTCCGCCGCAGCTTCTGCTACACACTCTTCGGTTTCTTCTGAATCGGACTCATCTTGAGAGACTTCTTCACTAGCTTCTGCCTTCAAGTGACTTCCAGCTAAAATTTTAAATCTGCTAAGCCAAGCGTCATACTGCTCTTCATCTATATCCTTGATTTCTTCAGCAACAACCTTCGCTACTTCGCCTTCAAGCTTAAATTCAGAACTTAGAGCAGTCATTCTTTCGTCGAATACTCTTTGTTTTTCTTGCGCTTCAACTTTTTCTTTAATTTCAGAAAGTTCGGAGTCTTGAGCGGCCTTAGCTGCTTCAAGTTCTGCTATTTTCGTCTCCAACGTCGCACGAGCTTCTTCGGCCTGTACGATAAGTGCATCCTTTTCGGAGATAGAAGCTGCAAACTCTTCACTCTTCGCACGAATTTCGTCGGCGATAGCGGAAGCTTGAGCTTTATCAACTACGGAATCGAAATTCGCTTCCAAAGATGCAAGGGTAGTTACATTAACTTCATCACCAGAGGTAATAGAAGCTAGTGCATTTTTATAATCTGTAATATTTGAGATCTTCATTGCTTTATTTGGTTTTACATTTATTTTCACTGTTTGTGAATTTTTTTTATTATTATTTTTAATAATTTTAGACTCGGAAGTAATTATACCTTTGACATCAGCCGCAGGGTTCTTTACTATTCCAGCACCTAAAAATAATTTTTCTCCTTTTATCAGCCTATAGATAGGAGAACCATCATAGTCTCCATTTCCTCCATAGCACCTTAAGAAGGGTTTCATTTTTTCAATTTCTCTCTTATCAGAAACTATGTCACCCTCGGCAACATACTTTGATCCCTTTAAGATTTCAAAGTCATTGAAATATACTTCCCAAGACATAGAAGCCATTCCATATTCTTCGCTATCCTCTTCGGAAGCTTGAACTAAAAATTCAGCTAGGTCTGGGTTAACACTTTTCCAGATATATCCAGTGCCTCCAACTACGACTGGACCGTCATAGTCTTCTAGGCCACCCTCCTCTATCATCTCCCTATCTTCAGAATACTTTCTGTAGAAAGGGCTAATCAGAGATCCTACGATCATATCTTGTTCGTGTTCTAAATTTAAATATTTATTAGGTACTTGCTTAGCAAGCTCAAGCGCTCCTTCTCTATCGACCAGATCTCCATTTTTATTTGCATTGTCTGAAACATACAAGTCCGCAGAAAGAAATAATAGGTCTGGATTTTTCTCAAAGTCACCTTCTGATACATTCAAAGTATCCTTTAAATTTTGTAAAGAAGCCTTTGATAGATTAGAGGTAGTTAGAGATACTACATTTGCCTTAGAAAGGAAAGTACTTTTATATTTGAATTTATCACTTAACGAAGAGCGCATATAGTTATATACATGGTAACGCCAATCTTGAGAAGTTATTTGGAGTGATAAATCAACATACCCATAAAGTCGTCACTAAGCTCAAAATCATTACAAATGCTCTCAATCTTGTTTTCAACATCCGTATTACTCAATATGATTTTCTTTTCTATAACTTCCTCAATAGCTTTCTTCCAGTCCTTTATTTCATAATTCTTGGATATGTTGTAAGCTATAGACTTTGTAATTTCCTTTTGCTTCTCACTAACTTCTTCTATCCCGTATTTTTTAGCAAAGGAGGTATTAGTATCTTCCTTAAGGCTGTCGTACTCTGACAACACATCTTTAAGACTCTTGATTGAAAGCTGTTCAATACTGCCGACTCTTCTTTGTCTAACTTCATTGAAGCCAGAATCTTTACTTGGGGGCCTTCCAACTTGATTAGCAGAAGGCTCCTTGTCGTTAGTATTTTTCGTGTCAGCATCCAAAGGATTGTATTGACTATTGTTGAAAATTTGAGGGAAATATATATCTTCCTCTTTTTGCTTTTTAAACTTTCTCTGAGAAAGAATGCTTTCATGAGAGTTCGGAAGCATTCCATTTTTAGTTGCTTCGAACAGCTCTTCTGGAGTTAGGAATCCAAGCTCTGCCATTCTAGTATAAACTCTAAACATCTGAGCATCATCTTCTAGACTTACGGAAGAAAGTTTTACAGTTGGCTTAGCATTAAACCCCATCTTCTTGCAGACGTTACTAAGCTCGTCTTCAAGCCATCTTTTAAATATGTTTTGACCTTTCTGAAGTCTTTCGCAAAATATTTTTACCTTAGTAACCGAATTAGAGAATGTTTCGTTTCCTCCAAATACAGTTTGCAAGCCTTCTCTAATATCTTCGTTGACTTGCTCATACTTAGCTTTCCCGATGATCTTATCAATATCTGGGATTACATATTCTGCTTTTGTAGTGTAATCGGCCACTAGTACTCGTTGAGCTTTCTTGTTCTCAAATAGAGTTTTCATATAAGCCATATGCTCAGGATTTGGAGGAAGTTCAGTTCCGTCTCTGCCCTTAGCCCCTCCCATAGTAAGAAGAAGAAGCATACTGTCCAAAGAGCTAATAATCTGCCTATCAGCATTCTTCATTTCCATTTTTAGTTCGATATCATCCAGTACCCCGTAGAATAGAGGAACAGCAAAGTATTCGTAATCCTGTTTTTGGTAGAAGATAGAATCAACATCTTCTAGAGCTACTCTCAAAGTTTCTTGAGAGCTGCCATAGTTTTCACTATAATTTCGTATTTGAACTTGTATGTCTTTGTCTAAGTTGTTGAAAATAGCCTTCTCAGTTGGAGTCTTTGGATTTTTAAGTCTCTGTATTTCGTAAGGGCTAAGGATCTTGTATACTGCAGAGTCATATGTTACTCCACCTTCAAGGGCTACTTGAGCTGGGTTAAGAACTGTATACTTTACTGGTATATTGACACTGCCGCTTTTAACATCTCTTAAACTGGTAATATCTTTCTTATCTACCTTTCCACCTATTTTATAAATAAAAAGATTACAAGACCTGTAAAGCTCTCTATAGAATTGCTCAGAGAATCCTTGCATATTGACGGCTTCTAACCATCCTTTGCAAAATGCTTTTGCAGAGCTATTTTTATCGCTGATTTGAATTTCTGAAACGGAAAACTCTACCATAGTTTCTATAGTATTTCTAAACAGCTGAAATTCTTCCCAAGCCTTTTGGCACAAGTATACAACTTCTTGAATGCCAATATACCCATCTGAGTGTCTGCGATAAATAGTCCCTCTACCTATTAGGTTTGGAAATCTTGCCGCTAACTCACTATCAACGCCCAAAGCACTATCGAAAGTTCTTCCCAGAGAGCCGCCCCTGCTGTTGCCTCCTACCATCCCAATGCTCTTTTCGATATTTTCTCTGCTAGAGAAGACGTCGTTATAAGTTAATTCTGGCTGTTGAGTAGAAGCTTCCGCTTCTTTCTGAGCATAGTATGCTTTTCTATCTTTATGATATAGAGAATTTGAGTTGTACTTCTTTTTTGCCATTTGGTAGATATTACATTTAATGTGACTTTATGTGAAAGATTAGAACATCATAGGAGGAACCCAAGTAGATACCTCTTCTTCGTCCGTTTCGTTAAGTAACTGATAGCATTTTCTGCCCCAATTTGCAAGTAAAAGTGACGAATAGCTATCCTTCCTTGGCTTATCTGGCGTATTCATCTTTCTCATTGTTACTGGCAAATCAAAAGTTTGATGCCCTTGAGGAGACGCAGTCATTTTAACATTTGCGCATTCTGTTTTAGATTGTGATATTAATCTGACTTGATGTTCAACGAAATCATACTGCTTTTTCTTCAACCAATCTTCTTCATTGAAGTTGTCCTCATTTTCCTGTCCATATATATAGTATATTTTATCCATAGGAATATCCTTTTTCTTTACCATACTCTCAAATTCGCTGTCAATAGGAGCAGATGCGAAGAATAGCTTTCCTCTGTCAAAGCACATTTGCATATACTCATTAGCCTCTCTAATCCATCCAGTATTAAAGTTTTGGATATGCACAATCTTTCTAGAACCTAAATCATAAGAGTACTTGCTATTCCTGACATCTTTTTCCGAATCAAACTTAGCTTCGAAGTCTTCCAGTTTTAGATTCCTCTCTTTAAATAAAGAGGAATTATTCCAAGTATCTAAAGACTGTCTAGCGCCAGCGAAATCCATGCAAATATATTCGATATTAAAATGGGTGATCAAATAAATTATATAATTAATAATATTTTCTGCCTCAAGTCCTGCGACCGCATAGTTATGTACCAAAGTCCCTTTGTTCTGCTTACCTCTTTCCACTTTAAGCAAAGACATTGCATAGTTGTCACTAGTTTCTGAATTGCTAAAATTAGGGTCAATCCCAAGAATATAAAAATACTTAGAAGGGTCATCTCCCTTTATCTCGACATGAGGATATTCTCCTGGCTCTAAAGTTCTCTTCGCCATCACAGACATCTTGAAATAAGATGCTGAGTCTGGAGAGAACTGAGCTTCATACTCTCTTCTAAATGAATCCTCAGACATTGACTCCTGTTCCCTTAATACAAATGTCTTCGACAATAATTCTGGTGGATGCGCTTCCCAACCCAAGTTGACAATACCGTATGTAATCTCCCCTTCTTCTCTATCTATATTTGGGTTTAGAATCTTATCCCTATAACTTTCAAATCTTTTATAGAATGACTCAAATTCATAACAAGCAGAAGATAGCATTATCATCTTATTATTAGCGAATTTACGTCTCTCGCTATTCTTCATTTTCCCGCTTTCCACCAACTTGTCCTCTATCTTTTTGGTTTCGACTCTCTCCGAAATATTTGCATTGACGATCATCATTGGCCCAATAACCTCGTCAATAATGTTTTGAGGAATAGCAAAAGCCTCATCGAGGATAATTACTTGCGCTCTAGCTCCACGAATTTTCTTACCATCACCCAATGCCATAGCAAAAATCTCTGACTCTGGACCAAATATACCAGTTCCAATTTTTATGGAATATCTATCTGGATCTCTCTTGTAACTCTTGTCGGTTAGAAATTGTCGCAGTAAGAAAGCATTAGGCTTTTTGGATATATCCATTATGTAATTTAATAGAGTCTTAGCCTGCCTTAAGGTAGGACCCAGTACTAGAATCTTAATCCCAGGATGAGTAATGGCATATATTAGGGCAAATACTGCTGTAGTAAAGGTTTTGGCTCCACCTCTAGCACTTACATCTAAGGTGAAGTCTCTCTTGGCTAAGACAGCCATTTTGGCTATTTGAAAGCTAAATAGATTCTCTCCACCAGTAAGCATATTGTAAAGTAGACCTGGTTTTGATGCTAATAGCCTTGCAACCATCTCAGAAGCTTCAGCTTCAGTTAGGTCTCCTTCGACCTTAAGCATCTCGTCTATTACGTCGGGGGCTTCTAGCCCAAAGTTTCCTTTTTCAATCATTTTATTTTTTTAGTATCTAAAAGATACTGTAGGTCATACATTTTTGCCTTTTCACCTATTAAGCCTATCTTCTTGATTAAGTATTCACTTTGATCTCTGCCACCAGAAAAAACAAACTGTACGTTATCATACGTCTGCAGCATCTTTCTAATTCTATGAAAAATAAATTTAGATGTTGATTTAGAGTATCTCTTATTGAAGTTGTAACCAGTAGCTTTACTATAAGCATAATCGATCATAACTATGACATATGCTCCAGAATCTTTAGCTCTTTCAATTTCTCTACAGAATCTATCATAGCCTTTAGACATTGTACCCCACAAATCTGTAATAGACTTCCTTTCGAAGAATATATTACAAAAGTAGGGTTCATTTATAAATCCATAATCTCCAAAATCAAACTTATGCTTTATAGTTTTAATTCCCTTGAAATCTAATCTATCCTTCTCTCTTGTATCGATTCCTATGATAGCTTCGTCCAGATTATCAAATTTATAATCTACTTCCTCATAAATGAATCTTTGTTTTAGGTTTAAGCCTTCCCATACGATATCCTCCTTGATATAAGGATATGCATTTATTGATGGAACTTCTTTTAAGCTTCTGCTCTCCACTTGAGACGGTACGAACTGCAGCTCGTCCTTTTCTTTTCTAAATTTAAATCTATTTTTTATAAAATTTAAAGAAGTTTCTTTATCTTGAATCTTGAGCCATTTGCTCATATTCCTCTTATCATTAAAATATGTAGACAAGTAACTAGCCCTATCTTTATACTTTATAACTTCATTAGAATACAAATCATATCGTGGTTCAAATTTTTCAAAGTATTCCGCCATCAAGATCTTCTCTCTGCGCAAGTACTTTTTAAACTCTGCTTCCGTTTTAAACTCTGAGTATCTCATTATTGATTAATAATTTCAGATTTAGTTATGCCCAATACTCTAGATACATATTCATCCATATCATCTAAACTATCTATGTCTTTAGATAAAATTTCGTCTTTTCTCTTTTGCATCTTTAGAATCTGTTTTCTCTCCTTTTCTTTCATAAACTTTTCAATAATCGAAAGAATTGTAACATTGTCTGGAGACTTGTCCTTTAACCTTTGTGTTCTAGTTCCCTCCAAACTTTTTTGAAGCTTCTCTATTCGACCCATGCACTTGTCCCTATTCTGTATCTGCTTGTCAATACTCTCAACTAAGGTATACTGGATCTTGTCATCATTACGCATCGAAACCTCCATCATTTCTTTAAGTTCCATTTGATGGTTTTTGATTTGATCTAAGTGAACTCTCTCGCCTGCCAAGTCAATATACTGGGATATTTCTCCAGATGTAAGATCCTCCTTGTCCCAAGTATCGCATATAAAGCTTTCCAAGAATCTCTCCCTTTCTATCTCCTCCTTAAAGTTTTCCATAGTATGTCTAACGCCCACTCTTTTTAAGTTGACGCACAAACCTTCTATAGACTCAATTTGATGGTCTTTAAGTTTTTTCTCTTCAAGCTTAGCTCCAGTGAATTTATTGATAATCATCAAAGCTGAAGATACACTGTCAGGGTTCTGAAATTTAGCCTGCTTACCCTGTTTGTTGGCAGATGCCCCAATTTCATTTAAAAACCTCGCTATGGCTACTCCTGGCCTGCTAAAAGCTACCCTACGCAGCTCAATGTCTCTAAGTTCTTCAAAAAGCTCTAGAGCAAGCTCAGTGGTTGACATTTTCTCAAAATTAAATCTAAGAAATTCTTTTTGTTTATCAGTCAATTGAAAGGCTTCGTATTCTGCACTGTTGACGCTTCTAACCTGAGGCTTTACGTTCAAGTCTTCTGACAAAAACTTCTTTACAGCCATGCCTTCCAAAGATCTTCCGTCCTTAGCCTTGTCCCCAGTTATAGAGATTGTAATGCTTTTAACATCGTATTCAAGCTCCTCTGCATTTTTCTTGATCCATTCCTTCTGAGAATCTGTTAATGTAAATTTATTTTTCATACAAAATCGTAGTCTTCTTTGGTTAAAAGTTCTTTTGCTATTTCTTTAATTATCTTTCTATGTAAAGACAGATTCCTATATCCTGGATTCCTATTTCTCTCACTAGTAGTATATCCTAGCGTTCTTGATATGTCATTGTCATCTTTTTTTTGTAGATAAGTCATATCAAATATCTTTAGTGTAGTGGAAGTCATCTTGTACTTTGCATTTTTAATCCGATCAAGTATCTCCAATCTAATTGAAGACAGAAACTTTTCGTAATCTATATTTAAGTCTTCGACTCTAGATATCTCCAAAAAATCAGAGTCAATATCGGTTGCAGTCTTTATTTCATAAGCACTTTTCTTGCCTTTTGTCCATTGCTTGAACTTACTGCACTCAACAGACTGAGTCTTATTCTCTGTGAATCCACATGAATCACCACCATTGTTAAAAAAACAATCAGAGCAAGGTTTACTATGATTGGTAAATAGATTCCTCTTCTTGTTAATAAGTTGGTTGTGAATAACTCTAGAACACCAAGGGTCAAAAGGTTCCGATTGCTTCCATTTTTGGAATTTAAGATAAATATGAAGTTTCACATCTTGCTTAAAGTCTTCAAACTCATAGTGTCTAATCACATCAAGATTCCACTTGTTTCTGTATCTAATTAGTAGTTTCTCTATATTCGGCTCAACGTCTTCAAAAATCATCATTACGCTTCGTCAATTGAATTTTGCTTCATTCTAACTCTTAGCTCATCAATACTTGCAAAGGACGTTTTTCTACTTATTTTTTTTGGTTCGCCACTTTCGCTGGAACCTATAACGTTTTCGATTTTTAGAACAGAATCATCTTCATTCGAAAAATCAAAGTCTAGGCTTGATAGAGAGAACTCATCTACTTCATCAGCCTCCTCGAACACTTCTTTCTTTATAGTTTTAACGCCAAATGCGTTTCCGCATTCAGCACAAAATTTAGGGTAGGAGCCATTAGATGGCTTCACCTTTGAACCGCAGTCTGTACAAAATTTCATATATTATATATATGTTTTTTTATTTAAAAAAACAATTTTTAAAATTAAAGCAGATTATTTTCTACCTAAAGGCAGTGCCTTTTAATTAAGCAGTAGCTTAACTACTGTTAGATAATTACCTGTTAACGACCTGGCAGATTACTGCCATTGAATGGAAGTGTACCAAACATCCAAATAAATCCAGCAACTAATGCTCCAATTACTGCTGTCGTTATAGTCCATACTACAGACCGAATAGTCTGCGTGGTATCTTCAACGTGAGATAGGTCTCTCTCAAGCAATCTCAATCGATCATCCTGATCAACCATCCTCTTAAGAATAATCTTAGTAGAGTTATCCAAAGTAGATATTCTCTCTTCAGCACGAGCTATAGATATAATAGCTTCTGCCATCTTATCTATCTTCTCTTCAATGCGGTCTAATCGATTATTTTCGTTTATATTCATGCAGTATGTATGTAGTGTGTATTACACTGCTTTTACATTAAATAGCTTTTTTTAAATAATCTTTTAATAAAAACATTCTATCTTTATTATAGGGGTTTTTAGAGTCTATGGCACATTCAAGTACCACCTCAGCCTCTTCAGTTCTTCTTAACATAAAATTTTTAGTGTTTTCTAAAAAATATAAAATCTCTTTTGAATGTAAAGTTAAAGTATCCTTAACTGGTTTTCCTAGGTGACCGCATAAGAAGTGTGAAATTTCCTTAGATTTAAAAACCACCTGTGGATAGTATCTTTCTCCCACTTGCAATATCTTGAAAGACCCGAACCAGTCAAATATAGCTGCCAAATATTTTATATCTACATCTGGTTGAATTGCTGGGATAAGCATATTTTCCATACAGGATTGGTGATACTCTTTATATTTGAAGACTGGCGAATGTTCTTTGTTTAAATTGATATCTACAACGCAATCGTTGCCTTGTATCTTTAAATCGAATGCGCTTGCAACTTCATTGCATCCGCAAATAATACCATTACATCCATCTACCTTCCCATTAAAGTCTATTAGGGCGGATAAGTAGCTCATTTATCTAGAGGCCTCTTCCCAGTCTAAAGACCCGAAAACATCCGCACCACCTATACTGGCAGCACATACGAGTGATATTTCAAAACGTTCGTTGGTAAAAGAATTTCTTTCTAGTTGAAACTTAAATAAAGCTTCTTTCGAGATATCGACTGGCACTGACCCCTGGTTAGAGCCTTGTACATAACCAGAGGCTAGAACTCTTCCTCCAGAAATAGTTTCTGCATCAAGCTTATATTCAACAGAGCTTCTAAGCCCAGCTGAAATCCAAGTTCCTGATCCACCAGAAGTGATTCCAGAAGCAATTACCTCCCATCTGAAATTGGTGTTGTTGTTTACTCCCAATAACGAAAGAGCTGTTAAGATAACTACGGCGTCTGGTCTATCTATTTTGAGCCTAATAGTTACTATTGGCGCTCTCGTCCCAGCAGCACCAAGGTCTTTTGGAAGAGTTATCGGCGTGCCTATGGCTTGCTGTAGGCCAGCTAATTCATAGCCACCTTCAGAAATAACAGTGGAGCATATTTGTTTTAAAGTGCTATTGCCAGAAGTGTCGGTCTTATTCGTTATTTCGTACCTAAGTGGCAAAGATGCTGTAGTGACGTAAGTTCTATCAAGTAAATTAGCGTGATGGAACTTATGGCAAATAATGAATTGGCCGTTAATAACAAAACCCATTCTCACTGTCCCAACGCCAAGCCACTCTATGTCAGACCATAGTATTTGCCCTTTGGACAAATCCAAGGTAATTCCAGATTTTCCAGTTCCATCTAGTTTATCCACACTCCAATCTTCTTGGAGTATTATATTTTCTTCGACACCTCCTAAAGTAGAATGTCTTTCGACTAAACTGATATCAAAATCATCCTTTTGTACATAAAACCCATTATCGGCTCCGAAATACCCAACCCTTTGTCGTAAGCCTTCTTTAGCTGGACTCATTACAAGTGTAGCCATAACCAATAAACTTTTTCCTGGTTGGTATGAGAAAATTTTCGTAGTCTCTCTAAGTACTTGGGAACCAGAGGTGGTATCTACATTCAGATCCATGAGACCTTGATTTAGATTAAAAACCCCAGAACTATTTGGGCCAGAGTGAAATTCAGACCATAAATCGTTGTCGCTGTATCTATGGCTAGAATCGAAAAGAGTTAAAGGCTCAGATACTCTCAAGCGATTAAATGCGTCTATATTCGCTTCACCAGCCGAACTAGCAAGAGAGAAGTCCTCAGTGACTAAGGGTCTGTAAGCCCCACTTGCTTGATCAAATATATGCGGAATGTTCCCAGCCTGATGGGAAAGCTCAAACATGCTGCTAACCGCATTGAATTCTGTTTTAGGCATAATATTTATTTACACCAATTTAGGAAAATAGAGTAAAAACTAGTTATCCTGCTCTAGAACAAGCTTAAAAGAATTTTGCTGTAATAAAAAACCACCAGCTTCTATTAGCAGGTAGTCATCTAGTCCAGAACTTGGTATGCCACCAAAGAAACTTGCAAAATCTATAGGTCTAAACCCAGCGTCAACTGGCTCTATTACTTGGCCACCGAAACCATCAAGCTTTCTATTGTACTCCTGCATCGCATAGATATACATGTGGTAATTTTGAGGAATACCAGTCGGATATAAAGGGAAAAAATCCAATATCCCCGATACGAAATTACCAGAAGTAAATGCTTCAAATGTTTGAGAAGAATGTATGTCGTGGCGTATAGTATGCAGAGTGTCCATCTATGGTAGATTTACACTGAAAAGAGCTTTATACGAATTTAATAATAAGTTTTAATTTAACTTGACAAACGGCCCTTTTAACCTATTATGATGCGAATAGTTAAGGGATTGAGTGACTAAATAACATTATTCCAATTAATTGAAAAAAACATTTGACATCAAAACAAAAAAAACATAACTTTCAAAATATAAATTTATGTAGGCGGTATTCGGTCGGGCCTTTACGAATATCGAAAAGAGAGAGAGACTCGTTCCTACACTCATTTATGCTCCGATAGCTCAGCTGGATAGAGCAACGGTTTTCTAAACCGTGGGTCGCAGGTTCAAGTCCTGCTCGGAGTACCAATTTAAAAACATTCAAAATAGGACGCATAGCTTAATGGTTAAAGCAGCGGATTCATAATCCGTTGAGTCTGGGTTCAAGTCCCAGTGGGTCCACCAATTTAAAAAATATGAAAATAGCAACAGCATCATGGTGCGCTCCATGTAAAACATTAAAAGCCAGAATCGAGAGTTCTGGGGTAAAGGTCGAATATAAAGATATGGATGTTGATCCCAATTTCTTTATGCAGCACGGAATTAGGTCTGTACCTAGCTTGGTTACAGATACTGGAGAAGTTATTTTTGGTGCAGACGCAATCGCAGAGAAGCTAGGCCTATGAAAGTAAAATTAAATCCAGACGAAGTAACTGTATGTCAAATCATTGGCAGGATGAGATCTCTTATTGCCAGAAGTGCTGGCGTAAAGGACGCAAAGATGGGAGACCAGGATGGCTCCGAAGCTGACGTTATGGGACTTATGGCAGAGTACGCCTTCTCCAAGCATTTTAACACATTTCCAGACCTTGGTCTCACGCCAAGAAGTGGCAGTGAGGATGGCACTTATAAGGGGTATAGGTATGACATTAAGTCTACCAAATATAAGAACGGAAAACTGCTTTCAACCCTAAAGGTTAATGACGACGTAGATATGTATGTCCTTGCCACCGTCGAAGACAGCACTGTAACATTTCCAGGCTGGGCCTTTAAAAAGGACCTAATCAAAAAGGAAAATATTAAAAATCTTGGTCATGGCGAAGGATATTGCCTAGAGCAAGGTCAATTGAGGAAATTTAAAGATTGACATTTACAAAATAAGCAAAATAATAACAAATTATGAATATAGATATAATCGCAGGTCTCCTGCACGAAGAAGCGTTAATCCTAACGGGTTTAGACGAATGCGTCCTAGGTCACGATGATGAGGGAGTTTTAATTTACTCATATAAGAAAATGTATGAACATTTTAGTGAACAAATGAGTAGCGAAGAAGCCATCGAGTGGATTGACTACAATGTAATGGGAGTTCAGCCGAATGGAAAGGGATTTATCGTATGCTACGACCTAGACTAATTGGCATCGCTGGTTTTGCCAGATCGGGCAAAGACACAGCCGCAAAAATCTTGCAGCAGAAATTCCTTAAGAACTGGGGAGAAGAAATGAAAATAATCTCCTTCGCCAAGGCGCTGAAAGAAGACTGCGAACCCTTTTTCCAAAAACACTTTGGCATTTCGGCCTTCACCGAAATTTCACTGGAAAAAGAACTCATTCGCCCCATGCTAGTAGAATATGGCCAAGCCATGAAGAAGAAGTTCGGCGACACCATATGGATGGACAAGGCTATCGCCGCTGTAGGCACTCGCGGCATTGTACCAGATGTTAGGTTTCCAATTGAAATTGATGCCATAAAAGGGATGGGTGGGACTATTGTTTATGTGGACAAAATTGGAGTGGCTGCAGCAAATGAGTTAGAGGAGAGGCATGATAAGGTTTTGAGAGATAAGGCCGATTATGTCATTCGATGGCCCCATTATGGGGACGTTGTGAGCTGCGAGGTTGATGTGGAAGGGTTTATGGAAAATTTCCCTGGGAGAAAATAGAGGGTCGGGTTTTTTTTGGATTCCATATGAGGGGTCAATTCAATAGCGGGGTATAAAAGTGATTTTTCCCGTTTCGTAGCGTATAAGTTGGGTCCCCCACCGCTAAAAAAAAATTTATTTTTTTCTCGCAAAGCGCAAAAAGGGGGGGTAACGCTAATTACCCCCCGTTAGTTTATTCTGCGATGTGCCAAGTGCTTTGCTGAATCTCTTGAGCGTTATCATCTAGCTGAATTCCTAAAAGAATTCCTAACGCTATGATAAACCCAAACAGGATCAGCGCACCAAACTCCCAGACCTTCATGAGAATTGAACGATGCCCTTCACCATCGCTTGAATGTCTGATCCAGTCAACTCGCAGTCAGCATCGCCGCCATGCCCGTCATCGCCAAGGATAAGGATCTTGCCAGCCAAAGCATCTGGGTAGATGCTGTCAATGAACTTGACGCCAAGCTTCGTGCCATTGATTAGACCTTCGTCGTCAACGTATGCAACGTGCTTGCCATCTGGGAAGCGAACACATGTGAAGCAGCGGCAATCAATCATGCGCTGGATATCTTCGAAACCGTCAACACGCTCAACGGAAATGCGTGGTAGGTTCGGATCGATTAGTATGGCTTTAGTCTTCATAGGTTTGATAAGGCAGGGTTGTTTGAGCTGAATTGCTCCCCTACATAAACGAAGGTATACCAATGGATAGGTGCGTCAAGGGCATAAATGAATCTTTTTAAAAAAAGATGCTCACCTGGTAGACGGTCAAATCATGCTCACCTGGTCAATCTCTAACGATTAGTATGATCACAATTATAAAGGATAGTATCAACATGTATGTATATATATTATTTGAGAGTATTTGAAAGAAAAGGAGAACGCCGACTATTTCGACGCTCTCCGATATTCCTAGTCTGTTGCTTTATGCCATTTGCTTTCTTGAGTTTGTCTTACTTGATCGTCGAGTTTCAATCCAACGAATGCCGCATACCCGATTAAGCAACCTAGCATTAGGATTGCGATCAACTCAAATGCTTTCATTGATCAACTCCTTTCCTTTTTGCTTTAGGCTTACCAGCCCGCTTTCCTTTACAGTAATGCAAAGAGGTTTAACACTTTTAGCGCGAGCTAGTGGAAGCATAAACTTTGCTTTGTTCGCGCTGACCTTTACTCCGTCGATGAAGTAAATAACCTTCAACGCTTGCCCAAGGTAAAGGCGTAGGTAACGATTGCCCTTGTGAGTGATTGAGTATGGGTAATTTTCCCATTCCCCCCAAGGCAAACCCTTGTAACCATCGGAAAAGGCTTTCACTTCCTTAAGGTTTGAATACTCAATACCAGCACGGACAGTGCAAAGAGTAACCTTAGTGATCTTATAATCGGAGTAAGCGCTGAGTGGCTTCTTTTCGGATACGATTCTAGCAATGGCAAAAGAGCCTTTGCGGATTGTTTGGAGTGCAGTTAGTTTGTTCATGTGCTATAAGGTCGAGTTGTTTGGGCTGAATTGCCCCCCGACATACATGACAGTAGGGCAATGAATGTATGCGTCAAGTGCATAAATGAATCTTTTTAAAAATAAATCATAGCATATATATAGTATGAAAAGAGCCGATCACGCTATAAGTTGATGCAAAGTAGAAGTATAAAGATGATGATAAAAATCATTTTATTTGGCTATTATTGAGTTATTATTGAGTTATTATTTGGCTATTATTTACAGGAAAAAAGGAGTCCTAACAATGTCAGGACTCCTCCTATCCTTCTGTCGACTCAGAAGTTGTCAGCGCCATAGTAATTAATGGCATCATACAACTTGCGAGGAGCGCTAGTTTTAAGCCACTCCTCACTTGTAAGACCGCTGCAGCTTGCAACGTCTAGCACATCGATAAAGTCGAATTCGACCTCGATGGCAACGTCGAGTGGCAACTCAAGACACTCGAACCAAGTATAGTCGTGACTGTCCCAATCTGAGTTGTGATCGATAGCGTGAGACTGACCAATGTAAAAGCGGTATATACCTTTACGTGGCAAGACATGATAGGCGAATCCATACTCCTTCAAAGTGATCTCCTTTGAAACGTCAACACCTTGCAAGTCTTTGGATGGGATCGAGTGGTATAACATGATAGAAAAGCGATTAAGGAAATCGCGACCTTTAGGTTAGAATGGCAACAGCGCCATGCCACAAATAGAATAGAATAGAATAGCGATTGCAAGCTAAACTTGAGAAAAACGCGCACCAGGTACGCAATAATTCTAGAACTATTCTAAATAAGATTCACTAATAGTGGCGGTGATCGATGCAATAAGATACCAGGGTGATTGATGCAATAGGGTGATAGGTTAACGTTAATATAACCATAATATTTGGCTTAGATTATTTCTAATATTTGGCTTAGTTTATTTACGATATTTGATTCCGAATTATTAAGCCAAAAAAAAGGGACTCCCGAAGAAGTCCCTTAGATTTATGCTACTAGTTCGGCCAGCTTATCGGTATCAATCGATAAGACACCTTTGGCGCGATTTTCGTCACTCGAAACACCATTGGTATTCCTGTAAGACTTGAAGTGATTCTCATACTCCGTGACCGCGTTAAACAAGTCCCACGAATTCTCTCCGCGATTCCCTTTCCCGCTTACAAACAATTCGCGAATTTCTTCACGAATGTTTTCCGAACGCTTAGAATCACCTTTTACGATTCTCTCTAAACGTTTGTCAACTTCGGGAGCAGACAAACGAATTGCTTTCAAGTCGTCGGCCAGCTGGATATAGTGTTGTTTCATCCCGCTGAATCCATCCAAAGCGAATTGAATGCGTTCGTTGGAAAGGCCTTGCCAGTTCGCTGTGAAGCGTGTGACGGCAGTTCCTTCACTTTTCCATCCCATCATCCCGTTGGAACAAATCTGTACTAGCATTTGTAAGCCAAACTTATCGGAACAGGAACTATTCAAACTCCCGAACCTACTGATTCGGCATTCAGTCGAGCGACCGCCAAGGTCAACCGTTCCGAATGGCATTGATATGTTGTAGAGCGTACCTTCTGCTCCGTGGCTCGAACGCATAAGATTAACCGTAGGGTTAAAGTCTTTTTGCATCCCGTTTGACAACTTGACGAACGGGTCAAGCAATTGCTCGAACGTAGGAACAGCGCGGTCACTTCCAACCGTTGCCGAATACTCTCCATTGATACGAACTTCTTTAAACTCTACGTTCAAAGCGTGTTCAGTGATGTCGAGTGCGAGTACTTCTTCTGCATTTACTTTTTTCATATATGTATGTGTGTGTGTGTTTAGTTTTTAGTTTTAGGGATTCTCAATAGCGAATTCTAGTTTTCAAAAAGCAGTATCAGGCGATTGCTAGAATCCCGCTCCTGACTTACCTTTTAAACGTTCACGCTTCTCACCCATCAAAGGCCGATCAAAGCCAAAGAGGAAAAGTAGAGAAATGTCAAAGAACAGGCTATAAACAAAGGCATTTGAAAAGGCCTGTCAATAGCATAAATAAATCTTTTTAAAAAAAACGCGTACCTGATACGCAGTAATTCTAGAATGATTCTAAATAAGTTTTACTAATAGTGGATAAATTGACAGCACATACTAGGGAGATTCATATAACTAGCCTTAGCCCACCCATATTATTTGCCCTGATTGCGACCACTCTTATTAAGCTTATTTCAGACTATTATTTGGCTCAGATTATTTGTTCTATTTGATCTACTTTATTTAGATCTATTTGGAGTATCTGGACACAAAAAATCCCCTGTCATATTTCAGACAGGGGATGAATTGATTGGTCTTATCCGTAAGAGATGAATCCTTCTGGAAGAGTCGCCGCACCGATAGGTTCTTCCCATCGCGCTTCCCAAGCTTCCCAAGCACGTTCAAATGTCTTAAGAACGTCTAGATCGACATTAGCCTTCCAGCTCCAGTCCGCTACAGTCTCACAGGCATCGTTGCCAAGGACTACGAAAGCGGTGATCAGATGCCCCTCTTTCTCAAAGGTTAATGCACCCTCTTCGCATGAGCATACCCATTCAGCTAAAACTGTTGGATGACAATCAGCCTTTCGGACTGAACCAGTCCCATCGGTTGAACTGATTAGACTGAAACCCTCTTTCTTCTGAAAGCGGATGAATGATCGAACGATTTGTATGTAGTTTTTCATGTGTATATGTGTGTGTGGTTTATGTGTGCGCATCGTGCGCGGGTTAAAAGAACAGCCTGCATTTTCAGTCGATTTCGAAACAGTGTCAATCTTATTCGGTATAAGATTTTTTAATAGTAAATCGGTTTTACATTAATCCTTTTAATCACATGGTGCAATGATCTACCCTATCTAATCACTACCCTTTATTTGGTTTATTTCGCTCTATCCTGTTTATTTTGGGCTATTACTTTATTTGGTTTATTTTGGGCTATTATAGTTATTTAGATCTATCTAGTTATTACGCACAAAAAAGCCCTCTCTATTTGAGAGGGCTTGAGAGGGCTTAGAATCGCTTACGCTACCAAGCTTGCTAGCTTATCCGTATCGAGGGCTAAAACGCCCTTAGCGCGATTCTCGTCGCTTGTAACGCCATTTGTGTTGCGATACACCTTGTAGTGATTCTCGTATTCGGTAACAGCGTTAAACAAATCCCATGAGTTTTGCCCGCGATTGCCTTTGCCCGAAACGAATAGCTCGCGAATCTCTTCGCGAATATTCTCAGCACGTTTCGACTCGCCTTTAACTATACGGTTTAAGCGATCAGTAACGCCCTCGCTAGTCAAAGTGATTGCTTTGAGATCATTAGCCAATTCCATGTAATGCGCTTGCATCGAATCGAAAGAGCCAAGCGCAAGATCGATGCGCCCTTTTGAGATGCCTTGCCAGTTCGCTGTGAAGCGTGTGACGGCATTACCTTCAGACTTCCAGCCCATCATGCCATTAGAGCAAATCTGAACTAGCATTTGCAAACCAAAGCGATCAGAGCAAGACGAGTTTAGAGAGCCATGACGCACGATGCGGCATTCTGTATCGCGCTCGCCTAGCTTAATCATTTTGTAAGGCATCGAGATCGAGTAGATCGTGCCGTCAGCGCCATGACTTGAACGCATTAGTTTAATCGACGGATTGAATTCGCTTTGCATGGCGTTTGAGAGATCGACAAAAGGCGCAAGCAATTTGTCAAATGTTGGGATCGAGCGATCATTGCCTACTGTCGCCGAATACTCGCCATTAATACGAATCTCTTTAAACTCTACGTTCAAAGCAGTTTCAGTGATATCGAGGGCGAGGGCTTCGTTTGCATTTACTGTTTTCATTATGTTTATGGTTTAGATGGTTTAATCTAAGGTAACTATACGATAGCTACATTGCCCAATAGATAGATCAGTTTACCTTGTGTCAAATTAATTGTTTTAAAATAGATAAAATAATTTGAGCTACCTGATAGCCATTCACTTTAGAATGATTCTAAATAAGATTATCTAATAGCAGTAAAATCAGATGCACATAGCTGGATGCCTATGCCCGTATATATTATTTGCATTATTTGTGAGGATTCCCGTTATTTGGATCTATTTATTTTATTTGGACACAAAAAAATCGCTACCCTTTCGAGTAGCGATGTAAATTGTATTACTTAATTAACTCTTTACCCTTCTGTTTGAGACTAACTAAACCAGCCTCTTTAACAGTTATGCAAAGCGGCTTTGAAGATCCGCTTGATCTTGGAAGCATGATCTTGGCTTGGCTGGAAGAAACCTTTACGCCGTCAACTAGATAAAACACTTTAAGAGACTGTCCCAAGTAGAGTCTCAAATAGCGATTGCCTTTGTGAGTAATAGCGTAGGGATAGGATTCCCATTCGCCCCAAGGAAGGTTCTTAGGTTTGATTCCATTGTCTTTTACTTCAGATAGGTTACGATACTCAATGCCAGTGCGAACAGTGCAAAGGATGACTTTAGTTATATCGTGCTGAGCGAAAGCTTTTAAAGGCTTCTTTTTAGAGACGATTCTAGCAATGGCAAATGTGCCTTTGCGAAGTGTTTGTAATGCATTTAGTTTATTCATAATGACTTAGTTTTAATATAGCAGAATTGCTATAACGTATAGAATGACTATCGAAATGCTTGAGTCAAGCAAATGCAGAAAAAAAAATAAAAAAGATTCTAAATCAAATAATTTAAATTCTACCTAATCCCGTCGATTTCCACGGGTATGAATAAAGGGATTATGTTGACGGATAGACAGGATAGTTTTATTTGCTTTATTTCAGACTATTTGGGCTATCTATTCTATTTCGATCTATTTGTCGTATTTGGGCAGGAAAAAACCGCCACCCTTTCGAGTGACGGCTTAAACCATATTACTTACACATTTGTCTTTACATTATAAAAATCAGCCCAAAATTTACCGTCGTTATAAAATTCATGAGCGGCTTGTTTCTCATCTTCATTTTCCTGCTTAAGAAGCCAATACTCTCTAGCGTCTTTAACGGAATTAAAATGCTCTAGTATATCTTGATCGGAAAAGCATTCAACTACCCAGTGACCACCCTCATCGTAATTGGCGAGAGCGAGTTCTTTAATTTCGTTTACTGTATCTTGTGTCATGTGTTTTTTTGGTTATGTGGTTAATAAGTTACTACTGAGCGAGTAGTATCCTATGGCGCACAACTCATGTCAACCTTTTTTTTTAAAATAATTTGCCACCTCATCTAATGTTAAAATAGTCTTTTTGCCATTTTCAGTTACAATGAATTGGTTTAGTAGAACGTTTATACTTATCTGCATCTATTTGTCTTATTTAGTATTATTTAGATTGTAACCTTTTTGCTTCCAAGCTTTCTCTTGCAAATCAATTCTTTTAACTTCTCTATCCTCTGCTATTTGTAATATTGCGAAGCAAAATAAACTGCATAGAATAGTTGAGAATGATATTAAAATAATATTATTTATAATAACATTCTTTCTAACGCTATTTATAATTACAGTTTTCATTAGTCTGTTTCAATTGCGTCAAGATGATTTTTATGAACCCAAACTTCGTTTACATCTTTATCGCGAACAAGACATAAGTTGCCTTCCTCTTCGATGATCTCTACCCAAATAGCTTTGTTTAAAATTGCTGATTTCATAACTTACAGTATGTTTATTTTTGTTTGGCTGTCAAGGTGTTATTGTTATTTATTTAAGATAACACAACTCACGCTAAGAATTAGCAGGAAGAATATGAAACCGAAAAATGCGGTTTCGATAATATCTTGGGATTCCATAATGTGTGCGTTTCTTAGGCATAATTTTTACTTATGGATTCTAGTGTAATCGAGTCGGCATCGTCATTTTGCGCGTGTATATCACACCAAGGAACATCGCGCTTATATGCTCCATCTAGTGACTGTTGCACTTGTTGCCCATCATCCCATTCAATGAGAAAATGAAAGCTGTATTCATCGTAGTGGTTTTTACTCATAAAGTTTACCTCTTTGCCCTACTGAGCTGGTTGTTAAAGTAGTATGTTTAACTTTCTTTGATTGTCAATACCCTTTTAAAGTTTTCTTCCATAACAGAGACTTTCTTTTCTCCGTATAGTAAATCAAACTTTTTAGATTCAACACCCATCTTGCGATTGTGGTTGTAGTTCATCTGAGTCAAGAAGTCAATTGCTTCTGGTATTAGGTCTGTGGCTTTTTTCATATGTATATAATTTACTACACAGATGGGCTTGTCAACATTTTTTTAAAGTTTTTTTCGCACTAAAACAAACAAAACCTTTTAAGTTTTCTCTCGACAAATAGTCTAGACTGTTTAAAAGCTCTTGGCAATTACAAGAGCTTGCAAGCTATTTTATTATTTCGCCTGTATCATAGTTGTATTTGAATCTATTTAAGATACGGTGCTTTGACCTGGTTAATCCAAATATTTAGATTTGCCCTGGATACTTCTAAATCATCTAGTTTAAAGCAAAAGCTATTACTTATGTCGGGTCTGTTTGAATGACCAAAATCTAGGTCAACTCTATTAGCGCTAATAGTATAGTTTAAAAGTTGCCAGCCAAAATCAGTTTTCTTTAGAATCAAATCTAAAACCAATGCTTTTATGTCTTGTGGTAGTGTGTGTGTTTTCATAGTAATAAAAGTTATATAGGAAAAGGGAAGCAGTGCAACCTAAAAGCACCGCTTCCCATAACCATATGTTAACCGAAAATTCTTTCCATTATATCTTTTGTCAACTCATCTTTTTCGCGATTGAATGTCAAATCGCTTGGAGCATTTTCCGTTGCGATGCTTGGAGCATTGTCGTCAATGCTTTTCATTGCGTCGGCATAGCTAAACTTACGCTTCCTACGTGCAAACTTTTTAATAAGAGAGAGACGGGCATCTTTTTGAATCTGATTCACTTGGTCAATTAATTTCATTTGGTTTATGTGGTTTATAAGATCAGAATTAATCTTATGCCATGACAATAGGTTAACGTATAATGATTGTCAATGCGTTTTTTAATTTTTTTTAAAAAAATAATGGAGGTGGGTGGAGTTGAACCACCGTCTTTAAATTAAACAATTTAAATCGAAACCCTTTCACCCCCCCTTTACTTTAGTTTATTACTATCAATAGAAGCAAAATAATTATAAATATCATATTTGATTATATTTGCGCTAGTCTTACCCTATTACGAAGCCCGTTGCGTCTTTTTTAGCCATGCCCTTTTGCGCTAGTCCTACGACGACGTTTGAATCGTCTAAGAATCGCAAATCACTCTTATCACCGTCAATAACTTTTTTACCTTGCCAAGTTTTTGGCAACTCATTGCGGAATACGCAAGCAACGTTTCCACCGATTTCGAGAATCATTTTAGCCAAGTTTTCGTTTGACTCGCTGCGCGAAAAAGTCAAGTGATAGTTGCTAGGCATTTCACCCTTGGCAAATGCCATTGCGCGTTTAAAATGCTTTGTATAATCGTAAAAAGTGATTTGAGGGAAAGCCTCAAAAACTGTCTTGCTTTCATGTTTAATTTTTTCCCAAGGCAAATCGGAAAGAACGTTTAAACGTATGGCAAGTTTCAAACCTTTTCGACTGGCGCTTTTTTCAGCTTTAGCAACTTCTTCAAAAAGTTGCGTCATAAAGCCTCTCTTATCAGTGAAAAACTTTTTTGTGCGAGCAATACGCGCATCTTTAACATTAGGCATTGCACCGCGCCCCGCTGTAAATAAGCAAGCGTCGCTGCAACCTTGGCTTGCACTTGTGCAAACATTGCCATAGCCCCCAAGGGTAAAAGGCGCAAGCTGAATTCCTAGCGTGTGCCAAGTGGTATCTTTTTCTAGTTTTGTGTTTGTAGTTAGTAGTTTCATGGTCGTTATAATGTATGGTTTTTGTGGTTTGTCAAGTGCTAAGGAAAAATAATTTCGCTTGCACCGTGATTAATTGCGGAAGTAATGTTTAAGCATGTTTGACTGCTTGCGTCAATGTCAAACTTTACCCCAAGCTTAAGAAGGTTTTTTAAATCAGATAGATTAACAGTCTTCTTTCCTAGCAAGCTCTTTAAATTGTCTGCTTTATCACCCGTGATATACAAGTGGTCGTTTCCGTATGATTGTTTATGTGTTATAGTTATGTTTGTCATGATCTCTAATAATGCATAGTAAAAAGCATATGTCAACAATTTTTTAAAAAACTTTAAAAAAATAATTACCTTGCAAATAGATCAGAAAAAACAAATACAGTAATATATCTTGACTAGTTCCTTTATTTGATATTATTTAGAGTTATTTCAAGTTATTTGACGGAGTATGGGCATGCATAAAGCCGCCTAGTCCTAACCACAAGACTAGACGGCAACACACACGCGTACACACACACGTTAACAGAAAAAAGTTTTAATCTTTAGTGAAGACCATAGTGAATCGATCAGAGCCTCGAACACTTATATTGTTTACGTGTTTAAATCCTTGGGCGAGTAGCTCATCTTTCTTTCTCCAAGTATCTGGCGATGGAATAGAACTTACTTTAATTTCTTTTGTGGTCATAGTGTTATTATGCATAGGTTGATGCCGATGTCAAGAACTAATTTCGATTCCCGAAGTTTTTATTCTGGCTGCTGGGGTTTTGAAGATTGGGATGCTTGGCGCGTCCTTCAAAAAGAAATGAGATGATTTATATGGGTTGTAGCTAACACCCTTAGCGGTTGACTCGTCAAATGAATCCGTTTCGTATCCCTCTACCCAGGCGTGGACATTCTTCCTCTTCTGCAACAGCACTCTTTGTCGCCCTGCTTCAGATACTTTAAAAGACGCTGCGCTCAAGCAAATGGATTGAACGTGTCTGGTTACTCTCCAGCCCTTGTCTGTCATGGTTTGGACAGAGAGGCATTTTTTGGTTAGGTTGCGATATACTCTTACTTTCATGCTTCTCAGTATGTCTCAGTAAGATGGTATGTCAATACCTTTTTTAAAAAAAGAATTAAAAAATTATCTACAATATATAGTATAGTAAAACACAATTGCCACTGCAACTAGAGTCCACATACATAATTCTTCTTGACCTATCATATTATTTGGGTTTATTTCGCACTAAATTGTGTTATTTGTGAATATTTCGAGTTAAATTGGACTATTTGGTAATGTCGCCCCACCCTAACCACAAGATGGGACGACTACCACATAACGTTACAACATAACTAGTAACAACAGAAAGATAAAAATGTATAACAAGGTGTCTACGGTGTCAATTGTTTTTCTTAGAAATCGAAAGAAATTCAGATGCAAGGTCTTCAATCAACTCCCAAATTCCGTGCGGTTCCCACTCTTCAAACGGCTCCCACCTGTTATCTCGGATGAAGTCTGTGACCTCTTGCTCATCTAGCTTATCGAAGTCTTCGGGCAAAGCCTCGCATAGATAAAAGTTGGAGGCGCGAATATGTGCTTCTGTTTTAGTCATACTATTTATTTGGTTGGGTTTAAATGAATCTACTTAGTACGGCAAAATCATCGTCGGATAATTCCACTATGCTTGTTAGTTCGGTATGCCTCTCATCATTGTCATCATTGCAATCCTCCTCTATAAGTTTAATCGCTTCAGATTCGTTGATTGCTGAATATACATAATTGGTATGGGTTTCGTATTCGCCAATAGTAATGATCAGCTCGACGAAGTAATTTTTTAGTAGTTCCATGATTTATTTGATGTGTTTAAGTATTATGGGTTCTATGATGTCGTAGACTTCGCAAAATAGATCTTGGGCTTCTTCTGTGAAACCTTCTGATCCATCCTCCCTGTCTTCCCACACAATGTGTGCGCCCATCCTGTGTTCAACAATAGCTTCAGAAATATCAGTCACGACGTGTATAAGTTCTTCTGTTTTCATAGTGTGTGCGCCCTACTGAGCTATTAGTTTGTATTTAATGCCATCAACTTCAATGACCTTACCTTCGCAGGTCTTAGCTGAACGAGGAGTTCCTTGCTTGTAGCCCTTGCTGCTCTCGAAGTAAGTCGCTTTACCATCGGCATCATACTCATACTTACACCAGTAGCCCCCGCTGTCCTCGTAGTAAGTCTTATTGCCCTTGGCGTCGCACTCACGCTTACACCAGTAGCCCTTGCTGTCCTCGCGGTAAGTCTCGTTATCATTGGCGTCGCACTCACGCTTATAGCAGTAGCCCTTGCTGTTCTCGTAGTAAGTCAAGTTACCGTGTGCATCTCTAATCTCAATAGGGAATGTAAATGCAATGCCTAGTTCTTTGTATGTTTCGCTTAGTGGTTTCATAATGTGTGCGCCCTGTTGGGCTATGTGGTGGAGTAGAAGTCTTGATCGTAAAACTCCTCGGCTTCGTGCGGGACGATACCTTTGGGGAGATTGATTGCTTCGTGCAGTGCAATGCGTAGCCGATGATTTTCCGTAGCCAGTTCCTCTTTTATCTTCTCTGCCATCTCGGGTAAATCGCTATAGTTAAATTCTAGATGCTCAAAACCTTCACAGTATTCGATAATGATGTCTTCAATGTTTTTGTTTTCCATAATGTGTGTTAGTTAGTTTTAAGTATCTTCAATCATGCATTATCTGGAGTGATTGTCAAGCCTTTTTTTGAATTCTTTTTCAGCCACAATGTCCGAACTACTAACGGATTATTATTGCAGGATGCTAACATCCTCTTAAACGTTTCCCAGTCTGGTTTTGGTGAGCCAAGATCCTCCCAAGCTTTCATTCTTTCTTTTGTAGTCATAATTATTTTTTTGTTTGGTTATCGCACGACGATTACTCCATTTCCCTCGCATTTGCATTCGTTGTTCGGTTCGTCAAGCTCTTGGCAATCCTCGCAGACTAATATTTCAAAGTCTGTTTCTTTGCCATCTTCATATTCACCTACAAACATATATCCCTCATCTTGGTATTCGGCTAAGACTTTAAAGCCGCGCTCAACCAATTCGTCAAAGATGGGAGTAATAGGACTCCAAGCAGTAGCAAAATATAAATTGAGTTGAGTATCGTCTTCATATTCTACAACCAAGTCTCTCACATCCCACTTGCTACCCCAATTCGTTAGATTCCAAGCATACCAATTTTCTGCTTCGGCTGCGGGTCTTGGTATGATAGCGTT